GGTAAAAAACTACATCCTGAATTTACATTTTTTTACCATAAGCAAAATTCAAACCTTCTGTAAGCCTTACCAATAAAGAGATACAAAAGGTAATAAAAAACAAAGTGGTAAAAAACTACATTTGCAATTTGCACTTTTTTACCACTAGCACTTAACTTACTGATTATCAAACATGATTCATTTGGGGTGCATTTTTTTACCAATAGACAATTTAACTAACTGCTCAAAACCCTTGCTACTAAAGGGGTACAGAGTATATGCAAAATACCTTAGTGGTAAAAAAGTGCGAGCATTGAAAATCAACCACTTAAACAATATTTCAATTATGCAAGAAAAACTTAATATTTTTAATGAATTTCAACCTAACCCAACAACCTCAAGGTTTAAGGCTAAAACTGTTGATAAAAAACTAATAACTATAGAGAAAAAAAGTAGGGGGTGTATCGAATTTTTTATTACCTTAGCCTCCGTCTTAAAACGGACGGTTAAGGTAAATATGAGAGTACCCCCTATCCCTTTTGCAGTTCTCCAAAATTTTTATAACTTCGCTTTTAAATTAGGATAAGGGATATGACAAGAGACTTTCAGAGGCTCCTACTACAATACTTGTTTCAAGTAAGGGAGGGTAAACAATTCGTAGAACTATTAGAACCTGAAATATTCGATGAGCATAAACATCAAGTGGTATTTCAATTGCTTTCGCACTACTTGACCAAGTATAAAATCCAACCTTCAAAAGCTAATTTCGTTGAGTACCTCAGCAGGAGTTTAAAAAAGCAGAAACAGGTAGTGAAGGATGAGGTCAGGTTAGAATTGGAAAAAGAAGCTAGGTTATTATTTGACCCTTTTAATTCAGATACAGGAATGATTAGGGATACCATCATTGAGGAGGCTCAAAGGAAGATGATAAAAAACCTATTCAGAGAGGAGGCAGTAAATGTTAAAAACGCTGATTCGGACTTACTAGATTCCATTTATGCTAAGATGGGGAAGATTACCAACCTCAAGAAACAGTATGAAGATGGCTTGAGTAAACAGGGGGGTTTCCTTATCAAGGATTTCAAAAGGGGTAAGATTGATATTGTCAAGGGTAACCCAACTTACTTAGACGGCTTAAACGCACTCACGGCTGCTAAGGGCTTCTATGCACCTCAGCTAATTATATTCATGGGTGGTCCTAAATCATTCAAGACAGGTACGCTCCTTAACATTGCTATTGAATACGTGAGAGATGGGTACAAAGTTTTCTATGCTGATATGGAAAATGGTATCAATTCCATCAAAGCTAGAGTGTACCAAGATTTATTAGGAGTTACTAGGGATGCGCTCAATTCTAAGGATACTCAGAAAATACTACAGCAAGTAGTTGGCAGGTTTAAGAACATGGGAGGGGATATGTACATGGACTACTTCCCTGCCAATGCTACTACCGTGGATGATATTCATAGAAGGTTAGAGGAATTGAAGGATGAGCATGGTTGGATACCTGATATTATTTGTTGGGATTATCCTGATTTAATGGTTCCGATTGATAGAACAGTTAGGGAGAAGAGGCTCAAGATACAAGCGGTCTATCACGATATAATAAGATTGAACAATGAATGGGGCGTATTTTCTATGGGTCTTTCTCAAGTGAATAAGGATGCTGTAAATAAGGAGGTAATTGATATGACGGGTTTTGCTGAGGATTTCGGTAAGGCTGCTAATTGCCATGCTGCTTTTGCTCTTTGTGCTACTCCTGTAGAACAGGCAGCAGGGATACGAAGAATATTACCCGTGGTGCAAAGAGAGGGAGTTGCTTACAACCGAAAAAACTATTGTGTGGTCAAATTGGATGAGGCCAAAATGAAGTTAGATGAGATTACCATTGAGGAGGGGTTGAAGCTAGTTTCTAAAGTTCAAATGCCTGAGAAGAAAAAAGCGAGGCGGAAAGGAGAATTAGATTTGAGCAAGTTGGATGGCGATAGTTAGGAAGTCCCATATTATCCAACGGCTCCAAGATTCAGGTATGAGTAGAAGGGAGGCTACTAAGGTGGTGGCTACCCTCATGGAGTTATTTTATGAGGAGGTTATTCAAGGTAACGAGGTTGTGCTCCCTAAGCTAGGGAAAATGAGTTTAGAGGGAGAGAAAGTAAAGTTTGAAACGAGTAGGACTTTGAAGGATAGGATTTCCATAAACGTTTCAGGAAATGATTTGGAGGCCCTATTGAAAAACTTAAAATAAAATATTGCAGAACTCCAAAATTTTATTAACTTTGGTAAAAAATTATGGCTAAGGAAGAGCAAGAATTAACAGAGGATAACGCAGACGTTATTGTAACCTTTACGGATAAGAGGGATGGCAGGTCTATCCAAGTGCTAGTTCAGGATGAAGGGGACGGAATTAGGTTATCTACTAATTTTGGGGAGGGGGGCGCTAACAGCCATTACGGTCTCCACGGCAATTTATGGTTAAACTTTTTTGAAGGCGCTACTAAGGGGAAATGATTTCTACTGCTAGACTATACAACTATTTTGCTTCTAACTTCCTGTTAAAGAAAAGTTCTAAAAATTGGCACGCTTTCGATTGTCAATTTTGTGTGGACGGGGATAACAAGAAAAAGATGGCAGTTCATTTCGGCTACCAATTGGTTAAATGTTGGGTCTGCGGTTATCGAGAGAGAGCGGTAAACTTTGTAATGGATGCGGAAGGCTTGACCTATCCTGAGGCTAAACTCAAGATTGAATCTTATCTTGATACAGGTATAAATGTGGAAGGTTTGTATAGCTTAGAAGCAGCAGACGTTAAACCGTTGAAGCTTCCTTATGGTTACCAATCAATTTTAGAGGGTACAGGGCTTTTATCTGATAGAGCAAGGCGATACCTCAGCAAGCGAGGGTTCGACTTAGAAGAGTTGGATATAAAAGGTTTTGGTTACGTTAAAGAATCCCCCCCTACTTCCAAGGACCCTGATGAGCAGGCGGGCGATTATTACGGATACATTATCATTCCTTTTAAGAAAGAGGGTAAGTTGGTTTATTGGATAGCTAGGAACTTCATGAACAACAGGAACCTCAAGTACAAGAATCCTCCCAAGGGAGAGTTTGGAATAGGTAAATCTGAGTTGCTGTACAATGAGGAGGCGATCAGGATACACAAAAAAATATTTGTAACTGAGGGTTGGGCTTGTGCTGAGACCATGGGTAAAAAAGGAGTGGCTACTTTAGGGTGGTCGTTGAGCGATGAGCAGAAACGTATAATCATGTCAGGAGTAGTGGAGGAGTTAGTATTCTTACCCGATAAAGGTTTTTACACTCAGGCCATTCAAACTGCTATGGATTTTTTGGATACTATCAAGACAGTTAAGGTAGTAAAGATGGACGATTTTATAGGAGAGGGCAACGACCCTAATAGTATTGGAAAAGAGAGTGTGTTAGAATTATTAAAGCAGACTAAAGCATTAAGTTTTGGTTCTGCAGTACGTGAATTAATTTAAAAAGAATGGGTTTAATTTTAGTGAACAGAAGTAAGTGTTCCGGTTGTAAAGCTTTACAACTTGAGGGCATTACGTATGTGTGTCAACTAGGTGTGGTAGTCAAATCTCAATTAGTGAGGGACAGACCTCATGCACCTAGACCTACTGCACCTTGTTACAAGCCAAAGAATCATAGGGAACTTAGAGAGGCAAAAGAGAAGGTTTGAGGAATCCTGCTATACACGTAACTAAGTCAACCTTGTTGGAAGTAGTTCCTCTATTAGAGGGGCACAACTTCGATGCTGAGTTGATTGACGAACTGTTTGAGGTACTCGCTAAAAAAGGTATAGGCAACAGGTATCAAATTAAAGCTACGGTTAGGACCCGTAAAAAAGTGCAGAGGGCCATGGATACCTCTCAGGATAACGTAGAAGTATTTAACGGTATTTTACACTCAGAGCGGTTGCAGTTTGGACATAGGAGACCTAAGCCTATTTACAAAACTACTCCTGAGTATTTAACGTTGAGGGAAGTGGCTCAGATGGCTGAGGAATTCAGGGGTCATTTCAACTTCTCTAACAAAAGAGATGCGTTGGCTACTTACATCAAGATAGGGTTGGACATGATGGGGAGTAAATATGCAGTAGGAAAGTTCAAGTATTACCATGAAAAGATTACCGATAGGTACGACAAGATACAGGTAGTGAAAGAGGATTCTTCGAGGGAGGATACCAAAAAGGTTTACAACTTGTATCAGCAATATTTACTAGAATACAATGGAGTGGATTTCGTGGCTGATACGGTAGAAAAGTTCTTCCATTTGGTAAATGCTAAAAAGGAGGCAGATGAGCAAGAGGCTCATTACGAACAATATTTGAAGGCTCAATTTGAGGGGTTAGCTTATATGGAAAAAGTACCTGAGGTTTATCAGCTTTATGGAGAGGGAGCAGTTAACCGATGGGAGAGTTATTTAAAGGATAATGCAAAAATTAAAAAGGATTCAATAGCTGAGTTCGGCTCAGATGAAGAAGAAGATTATTTCAATAAGATAAATTAGGATATGACTTGTATAGTAGGCTTAGTTAAAAAAGACAAAGTAATAATCGGAGCAGATTCAGCAGGAGTTGCAGGGTTAAATATCACGGTTAGGAAAGACCCAAAAGTATTTACAGTAAAGGATTTTGTAATAGGATGCACGAGCAGTTTTAGAATGATTCAATTGCTGAGGTTTTCATTTTCTCCTCCTTTGAGAGGCGGTAAAGAAGTGTACGAATATATGTGTACAGATTTCATAAATGCTGTTAGGGACTGCTTTAGGTCAGGGGGTTTCATGGAGAAAGAGAAAGATGCAGAAAGCGGAGGCTGTTTTTTGGTAGGTTACCAAGGCAGGTTATTCAAAATAGGTTCAGATTATCAAGTAGGCGAAAGTTTAAATGAATACGATGCAGTAGGTTGTGGGGAGGAGTATGCTAAAGGCTCGCTGTTTTCTACTCAAGATACGGTACTGAGTGCGAGGGGTAGAGTTAGCACAGCTTTAGAGGCAGCAGAGCAGTTTAGTGGGGGCGTTGTAGGTCCAATGATAATAGCAGAAAGGTGAGACTACTTTTAGGAAATACAGCTACTAAACTAATCACAGGGGGTAAAGACAACCTTTTGGATGTTAGCTTAGGTAAAGAACTCAAGGAATACCTCAGGGTTAGACCTAACGGGTACTATCACAATACTCAGTACGTGGGTAATGGAGGTAGGTGGGATGGATGGAGAAAATTCATAACAGCTAGTAATACTTTTGCTACGGGCTTCGCTCCTATGGTGGTATCCTTTGCTAAAGATTTAGGGGCTACTATTGAAATAGAGGATAATCGTAACAATACGCTAGAGTTTAATTCTATTGTGAGGACTATTCCTACTTTTTCAGGGGGTGTATGGGAGGCTAGAGAGGAACAGTATAATTCACTTCGAACGATCAAAGATAATACGCTAGAGGGCGTACCTTTCCACAGGGGGATATTTAACCATGCTACCAACGGAGGTAAAAGTTATACGATGGCTTTTCTCCATGCTTCTATCAAGAACTCTAAAACTTTGCTGATAGTTCATAGAACAGGTTTATTTAAGCAGCACGTTAAGTTTTTTAGTGAAGTATTCACGGTTACTCAGATAAATTCAGATTCGGCAGAGTTTGGAAGTTTCACTATTGCTATGAGTAAGACTTTGTACAATAGAGGTAAAAATTCTTCCAATGTTAAAGCCGAACTCAAAAAGTACAATAATGTAATGGTGGATGAAGCGCATTGGGCAGGAGGTGCAGAATACTCTACCTTGCTTCAATGGATGGATGCGCCTTGTGTGGCTTTCTTTTCAGGGACTGCTTTAAAATCTAAAAGCAAAGTTTCTAAATTGGTTATAGTAGGATTAAGTGGGTTGGTAATTGATGACATAAGTAAACGGGAATTAATAGATAAGGGAGTTAGTCAGGAGCCTATTGTTAAGATACTTTTGAATAATCCTACTTTGAAGGCTTCGTTTGATTACAAGACTGAGATGCTTTCTAACGTTTACCTTTCTAATATCCGAGCGCAACAGATGATTGAGTTAGCCCAGTACCATAAAGACGATCAGATTTTGATACCTGTAGCAGAGAGGAAACAAGGTTATTTCCTATTGGAAAAATTCAATGAGGTTTTTGAGGCAGGGGAAGCTGAGTTTATTTACTCAGGGGACGGCAGCGCAGAGGACAAAATAGAAAATTTCAAATCAAAGATGTGTAGAATATTGATAACTACTTCTGTTTTGCAGGAGGGTATCAATATCAAAGTTATTCGAGTGCTAATGATGGCTTTTGGAGGCATGAATGAAATAGCTTTAAGTCAATTTTCAGGTAGAGCCGAGCGGATGGATGATGAGCAAAATCTTTTTTTCTACCTTTACGATTGGTATGATGTAGGAAAGTGGACAGCTTTCCACTCAAGGAAAAGAATTAAATTTTATAAAGATGAGCAGTTTAAAATCAGTTTCGATTACGATTGCGATAAAAGAGGAATACCAAAATGAGAGAACCAAGGAAAAAGAAAACTCATGGAGACTTAGATTTAACTAAGCCCATTGATAAAACTAAATTGATTCAAGAGGATTGCTTCGGAAAGGAGTGGGATATGGGGAGTAAAGACTGCCCTATTTGCCATGATAACGAAGTGTGTGGAATACTATTCTCAGACTTAGTAAAGAAGAAATCTAAACAGATTCAAAAAGGCAAGCCTACTTTTTTAGACAAAGCTTTTTTCAGTAAGAAATTGACTACTGCTTTGGACAAAGCTTTATCCGATAGGGGAGAGGTGGAATTAGAAGAGGTTTACGATGTAGTTAAACTCAAGGCTAATGTTTCAGACCGTGTGGCGATAAGAGAGTGGGTTAAGCGGTTCGCAAATGATAATGGTTACATAATACAAGGAAAAGAAATATGGAAGGTGTAGGGGACAGCAAATCGGGTCTTATGATAGTAGGGGAGTTCCCTACTTACTATGACTACCAAAATGAAAAGGTAATGGCTTCTGCGAAGTATTTACTGTTAAAGAAAGTGTTTGATAAAGCTTTGGAGGACCCATGGGACAATTACTACAGGACTTATTTAGTTCAAGAAGTTTGCGGTAAAGATACTCCCCCCACTCCTGAGCAGATAGAAGAAGGGAAGGCTCAATTAATAGATCAGATTAACCGATTAAAGCCTAAAGTAATATTAGCTGTAGGAGGTACTGTTTTACAGGCACTGACAGGTAGAACAGGTATATTGAAACAGAGGGGCAAAATTCTCAATTTAGAGATAGGGGAAACATCCTGTAAGATAGTTCCAATACTTTCTCCAAGGTATGTTGAGGTAAATGATAAGCACATCAAGAATTTTGCTTACGACGTAGAGAAAGCGGTAAATCTCAGCAAGGGTTTTGAGTTCACTTCCAAGGCTTCTACCAATACTGTTTTAGTCGATACTGTAGCGAAAGTAGAGGAGTTGATTACTTACATAAAACAAACAGGTACGGCTTCTTTTGATACTGAGACTACAGGGTTAAATACCCGTGAGGCAGGGTTCAGGGCTACAATGTTATCGTTCACTTTTCAGCATGGGTCGGCTTGGGTTATACCTTTGTTCCACGACGAAACTCCTTTCTCAAGGGATGAGATTTTGTACATTTTAAAGTTACTGCAGAGAGAGGTATTTGCTAATCCTAACATTGAGAAGATTGCTCAAAACATGAAATACGATATGCACGTATTAGCTGTTTACGGGGTTACCATTTGGGCAGGCGAGATGCACGATACAATGTTAATGCACCACTTGCTAGATGAGACCCAATCTCACGGTTTGAAGGATTTGGTTTCTACTTTTTTCAAACAGTATGCAGGGTATGAGGCAGAATTAGGGGAGAAACCTGATTGGGCTTCTTTGTCTATCAATACCTTGGTTCCTTATGCAGGTATGGATACCGATATGACTTTGCGTTTAAAGACTTTGTTCGAGAGTTATTTATTGGAGGATGAGCAGTTGTATTGTATTTACCGTAACCTCACAATGGCAGCCAACAAGGTTTTATGGCAAGCGGAGCATGAGGGTATGCTTATTGACAAAGAGAAGTTGTTGAGGTACATTGGAGAGGCTGAGGATATTTTAGAGGCCCAAGATGAGGCGTTGAGGGATAACGGTACTGTTCACAGATTTCAGAGAAAAGTAACACTACGTAAAAAGAAAGAGAAATTAAAGGAGTTAGATGAGAAAATAGGGAAGTGTAAACCTTTGAAGTCAGGCGGCCAAAGCGTGAGGGAGGTCAAGTATCGAGAACTTAGGAACCGGATTAAAATTGAGGGCATGGAGACGGAGCCTGTTAATTTCGGTTCTCCTGTTCAGTTAGGGGATTTGCTGTACACGGATGACGGGTTTGGTTATAAGATGCCTTACGATAAAAAAACTAGAGGTCCTAAACCACTAACAGGAAAAGATTTTATAGCGGAGTTAGAAGATAGTACAGGATTCATAGAGGGGTTGCAAGTTTGGAGGTCGATAAAAAAAATGCTTTCCACTTACTTGATGGGAATTTACAACAGGCTCGATGATTTTGATAGGATACATACGAGTTTCTTACTCCATGGAACAGAATCAGGGAGGCTATCAAGTAGAAACCCTAACCTTCAAAATATTCCTAATTTATCTAAGGTTAAGAACCCTTTAGCGGTCAAGGTAGTAAAGATGGTAAAGGATGTTTTCAAATGTCCTGATGACCACTTTATAGTTCAATACGATTACTCTCAAGCGGAGTTAAGGATTATAGCAGATTTCGCTAATGAGAAAACCATGATAGAGGCGTACCGGAATGATGAGGATATTCACGCTAAAACAGGTGCTAAATTCGCAGGGGTAAGCTTAGAGAATTTATACAAGATGGAGCCCCTTGAGATCAAAACTCACAGGACGAATGCTAAGGCAGGTAATTTCGGTTTGATTTACCTTATGGCTCCTGAGGGCTTAGTAGAGTATGCTAAGTCTAATTACGGGCTTATTTTAACCTTGGCTCAAGCTACTAGGATGTGGAATGATTTCTTTGAGTTATATCCAAGGTTGTTAGTGCACCACGACAAGTATATCAACTTGGCTAGAAGAGACGGGTATGTTAGAACCCTTTATGGCAGAAAAAGAAGAACTCCCGATATTAAGAATGAGAATGAGTACATCCGAGCGATGGATGAGAGGGTGGCTGTAAATAGTCCTATTCAAGGTACGGCAGGGGAGTTTACAATATTTGCGATTGCTTTACTAGGTTTGAGATTAGACCCACGGGTTAAGTTGGTCAATACGGTTCACGATTCTATTATTTTCTACATTCCTAAAGATATTTTCGATGATACCATGATTTTGATTAAAGAGACCATGGAGAACTTACCTAATGAGGATTATTTTGGAACAGAGTTGAAGCATTTAAAAATGAAGGTGGATGCTGAGATTAGTCCTAACAGTTGGGGAGATTTAAAGGACTTCGATTTAAAAAAATATTTGAATTAAATTTTTGGAGTTCTCAAAAATTTTAATACTTTTACCACTCATTTATAAGAACTAAAAATTAATAGCTTATGTTAAACATTAAAGGTCTAAAGGAAGTTCAGCAAGACCTTAATAAAAAGAACTCCAATGACGATTTGTATATGTACCACCAGGACATTTCTAAGGATGGTACACATATCCGAGTTTTGCCTCCTGTTCCTGAGTTGAACGGAATGTATTTTGTAGAGCAGACTTTGTTTTGGCTCGATAAAGTTCCTTATGTATCTCCCAAAACTTTTGGACAGCCCTGCCTTATCGAGAAGGTGCTTAAAGCAGCTAAAGATGACGATGATGAGGATGTAGTTGCTTTGGCTGATGAGATTAGCGAAAAGTACCAATACTTGATTCCTTGTTTATTGTTGGATTGTGAGTACGATGATGATAATGAGTTAATCAAGAATGACGTTATAGGCGTTAGGGTATTAGCGTGTGGTCCTCAATTGATGAAGGAAATTAACCGTATAGTAACCAATGCTCAGTACCAAAACGGCACAGAGGATGGTATTACTGATATGGAAAAGGGTTGGAACATCACTGTATCCAAAGAAGGTACGGGTAAAACCACAAAGTACACGGCTATTGGATGGGTACAATCTACTAAGTACCCAAAGCAGTATTACAAGGATGTTCCAAACGTGCTTGAGTTAACTAGGAAAAGAATGTACTCAGATGATTACCTTGGTGCTGTAATGGAGAATTACTTTTACGGGGAAGAGTTACCTGAGAAAACTGAGCCTAGGTACAAAGCTGTTGCTAAAAAAGAGGCGGAGCAGGAAGAAGAGGAAGAGACTCCTAAGAAAAAGACTGCTCGTAAACCTGTTGCCAAAAAAGCTACCTCTTCTACTAAGAAGAAAGCAGTTAAAGTGCCCGAGGAAGAGGAGGAGGAAGATGCTCCCAAAAAAGCTACCAAGAAAAGAAGCTTATTATCTGATATTAACATGGACGAAGAGGATGAGTAATTTTTAGTTCTTTGTTCTGCCCTCCCTTCGGGGAGGGCTTTTTTTAATAAACCACAAACTGATTAATAATGGAAAGTAAGGAAGAGATTAAACAATCAATTAGAAAAATATTAGTTCAAAAAAAGCTGATAACTGACGTAAGTAAAACCCCCCGACTTCGAGCCATAGACGGTTCGGTAGTATTATTAGATGAGTTAATCATGGATTTGGTTACTCCTGCTCTTAGGTTCGGTAAATTAACAAGTAGTCTTAAAGAATTAGTTAGTGATGATGGAGAGGGCTGCGAGTGCGCCTCCTGTATGTTATCCCAACATCTTGACGAACCTTTGAAAAAATTAGTGTATGCTTCCGATATAGATAAAAGCAACTATAATATTTTTACGTCTCCTTTGTTAGAAATGACTGCAGTAGATATCCGAAACGGAGGTTCAAATGATTACCAAGTATCCTTGAGCGTTACTAAAGATAAAAAAGCTTTTATCAAAGAAGGGGATGTAAATAAAGCGATAAGATAATGGCTATTACAGATAGAGAAATAGAAGTATCAGGAAAAATTACCGATGATTTACGTTACATTGAGATTGACGGGTACGAGCCTTTAAAAGTCGTAACCCGTTTCCTTCGTGATAAGACTTTGTTGGTCAAGTTTACAGTACATAGGAAAATAAGGTCCCTTGCTCAAAACCGATACATTTGGGGAGTGGTGGTTCCTACTGTCCGAGCGTGGTACAAGGAAAGCCAAGGAGAGGTTAAAACCAAAGATCAGGTTTATACTTGGCTACGTGTAGGCATAGTAGGGCATAAGCCTGTTATTACTGAGATGCTAGGTACTCAGGTGGTAACGTTTGAAGGTAAGCGATTTAGTAAAATGAATACTCTTGAGTTTACTGAGGCCATTGAGGAAATTATAATGAAGTTAGCAGAGATGGGGTGCGAAATACCCAAACCTAGGGAGGAGAATTTATTAAACCAATTTGTATGAGAGATTTAGGAACAATAGAATTAGAGGCTGATACGTTACCTGTAATATCCTTTTCGGATGTTCAGGCGCACAACTACAAACAGCACAATGTAGATAATAACCGATTGCTTCATTGTATAGACGTTTTTGACCGAGTATTCAAACAGGCTAACAAGTTCGGTATAGGGTACATTCTCTTTTCAGGGGACTTGGTGGACCAACAAAAATCTTTGCCCACTTCGGTAGTGATTGAGTTGAACAAGTGTTTTAAACGCAACTTTGAGAGGTATCCTGATATTAAATTGATAGCTATTTCAGGTAACCACGATTACGCTACTAAGAATTTAATTGATAAACCTGCTGTGAGCGCATTGGAGGCGTTTAGTTGTATGTTCGATAACCTAATTAACCTTGACGATGCGAAAGTGTCTCTAAAGTTAGCTACAGGGCAAATAATAGATATTTATGGTATTCCTTACTATGAATACCCTGAGCATTTCAAACAAAAGTTAGAGGAGCATTACGAATCGGCTTCTGAAGGTAAGAACCAAGGACACATTAACGTTTTGCTCCAACATCAAACGCCTAACGGATGGTTAGACTTGGCTGCAGATATTTTTGTTACTGATTTTTATTACGATTCTTTTGATTTAGTATTGAACGGGCATATTCACGAGTACCGAGTATTGAGGGAAGGGGATGTTACTTTCGTGAGTGTGGGTAATCCATTGCCTAGAGATTTATCTGATGCAGGTCAAGGTAAAGGAGTGCTGTTTTTCCAACTTGAATCCATAGAGGCAGGTCATAAGTTTCTCAATACAGGTAAAAAATACCCTAACTTCAAGATTAAGATAGAAGGAGAGGAGTTAGAAGAAGGAGAAGAGAACGATTACATTACATGGCAGCCTGACGTATCGGAGTTAAAAGTAGAGGGCGTGGATGCGGAAAGTTTTAATACCAACCTGAGCCGAAAAGAATTGATTTCTAATTACTGCACTCAGCACAATGAGGACAAGGAAGTTTTGAAGTACGGAGTTAAGATGCTTGGGTTATTTCAGCAAACTGAGGTTAATTAAAAAAATAATATTATATTTGACACATGAAACGATTCATTGTAACGCTTTTAATAGGACTATTTCTAGGATTTAGTTCTACAGGTTATGCGACAGCAGATAACCTGAGCCCAACGTATGAGTTCGTTATCGCAGATGATGTAGGTGCAGAGGTTAGTTCCTTTGTTGCCACTTCAACTGAGGTTTACGAACCGCCTGCCACATTCATTGTTGGGGAAGCCCCCCTACTTAGTTTAGTACCGGAAACCTCAGATGAGTTTAGGTATAAACAGGCAAGCACTTTGATACATAAAAATAACCTTATTCCTTCGATCACGGACGAACAGATTTATAGAAGCCCGAGAGACTCTTTAAATAAGTTTTGCTAAGGCACTTGCTAAACGAACGAAGAAAAACCCTTGTAAGAAATTACAGGGGTTTTTTGTTTTATAAATTTTGCAGTTCTACAAAATTTAATTACTTTTGAGTAGGGTTTAATAACTTACGCTCATTGGATATTAAAAAATGTAAAACAATAAATATGGAAGTGAAAAGGATTGAAAATGTACACGAAGTAGTGATAAGGTTATTAGGGGAGGTAACTCCTACAGGAGAATCTACTACTGACCAAGTTCGATTGTTGAATTTGAAACAGACTATAGAAGTAGCTGAGAATTTAATAATACGCATAGGATTATTAAGGTCGTATAAAAATAACCCAGAGTATTCGATGAGAGTTATGGGTAAAGAGGCTGCAGATTTTATACATGAATTAGTTTATAAACTCCCTCAGGTTAATTCTCCTATTCAAGGAGAGGAGGCTGAAAAAATGATGGGGTGTTTATTAGAGCAGGTAAAAGTACCTACTTCTCAAGGTCCTATAGATTTTGAAGGTACTCAAAAGGCAGTAATGAAAATGTTAAGTGAATCTCGTCAACCTGTAGGGTCTGTTTTACCCGATTATGTAAAAGAGGTCCAACAATTCCATGTAGTATTTAGTCACCCGATTGGTTTAAGACCTCATCTTATTTCTAAGGAAAGGGCAGAGTTAAGAATTAATCTACTGAGAGAGGAAGTAGATGAGTTAGAGGAGGCTTGGAAAGACGGAAATTTAACTGAGGTAGCAGATGCTTTTGCTGATATTGAATATGTGCTAAAAGGTGCAATTATTGAATCAGGGATGCAAGGAATTATATCCAAGGTATTCAAAGCTGTTCACGATACCAATATGAAAAAACTTTGTTCTTCATTGGAGGAGGCTAAAGCTACTGCAGATTGGTACAAGTCTCAAGGAGAAGGTAAAATGGGGTACGATTCAGTTACCATTGAAGGTAATACTTATTGGAGAGTGTTTAGAAACTCAGATAAGAAAACCAAGAAGCCAAAGGATTACGATAAAAATGAAGTTACTAAATTGATAAATCAAATTTTAGATGAAAGTAAGGTTTAAGGGAATAGATGTTGAGGGGTTTGGGTCTATAATCCAACCTCTCAATTTTAACATTGATAGGAAAGGGGTAACTATCATGTCAGGGCATAATGGTTCAGGTAAAACTACTTTATGGTCAGCTTTAACATGGGGCTGTTATCAAATCAATTTGAAAGGATTGGTAAATGATATGGTTCAAACTTGGGAGCATTTACAGCCAAAAGGATTCAAAGGTACGAGGTCAATAGTTCATTTCGATTCCGATGTAGATGGAGATAATTCTTACATGATTGCAAGGCATTTGAAGTTCAAAGGTAAAACAGAAGGTTTGACCGGAGGAAGCAAGTTGATGTTATTTAAGCAAGTTGATGAAGAATGGGAGCAGGTTGGAGAAGGTTTGCACAGAGCGGATATACAATCTGAAATAGAAAGGTTGATTGGACTTGATTCTAAAACATTCCTTAATTCAGTTGTGTTCGGGCAGCGAATGGCTCGGATAGTCGATATGGATGGAGTAGAGAAGAGAAAGCTGTTTGAGAATCTTTTCGATATTGAGTTTTTGAATAGGTTCCGTACTTTTTGTGCTGATAGGTTAAAAGAAGTAAAAGAAGAAATTTCAACTTTAGAGGATTCCAAGCAAAAGTCTCAAGATAAAATTGATAATATTCAAACTTCGATTGATGAGGCTGAGAAAGTAGTTTCCGAATTTACCGAAAAGCAGGATGAAAAACTTTATAAAGCAGACGAGAAAATCCAATCTTTGAAAGATTCTATCAACGAGAAAGAGACTGAGAAAAAAGAACAGGAAGAAATTACCAAGGGCAAGAAAAAAGATGTAGCAAAGCTTACTGCAGATTATCACAAAGCTAAAGATTATTCTGAGGAGGCCAAGGAATTGGTAAGTGCTTCCAAAAAGGAGATCAGGGATTACAATTCGGAGTTAGCAAGTTCTGAGCGAAAATTAGAAAAACTAAAAGTAGATTTAGAGAATGTAGAGGAGAAATGCACTTACTGCTCCGCTCCTATAGATGAAAACCAAGTTAAGGAGGTTAAATCTAAGATCAGAGAGAATATCAAAGCGGAACAGAGTGTTATTACTGAGTTAGGTAAGAAAGTCTCTCAAATCGAAGCAAATCAAGCTAAATTAATTGAAGATTCCGATAAAGCGGATAAAGAGAAACAGAAACTTTACGATCAACATTCAGGAGTTGAAGAATACAATCGAAAGATAACTTCTGCTATTTCTAAATTGGTTGCCATAAATAATAGAATAGAGGAATTGCAGCAAGACTTGGATGATAAGCAGGATGAGTACAAAAAAATCAAATCTGAAAAGCCTGTAGTTATTGATATTGAATCTAAGAAAACAGAAATAACCGAATACCAAGAATTGATTGAAGATTTTGATACAGATGTAGAAAAATGGCAAAAGGAATTTGAATACTGTGAGTGGTGGATTAAGAACGCTCTTGGTTCCTCAGGTCTAAAGTCCTACATTTTTTCAGTCCAATTGCAGAATTTGAATACTAAGCTAGTCAAGTACGGTAGAAGATTCGGGGTGGATATTAAGATGGGTATTGATTTCGATAAGGCTTCAAAACCATTCAAGACTACTTGCATCAAAGATGGAGAGGAGGTTGATTACAATGAGTTGTCAGGAGGCGAAAAAGCAAGAATAGATATTTCTTGTGGGTTTGCCATGCACGATTTAGTTATGGGTTCAGTAGATTATAATTTCCTTGTTATGGATGAATTATTTGAAGGATTAGATTCAGAGGGTATGGAAGTAGCTTTTGATTTGATTAGAGTTAAATCCCAAGGAAGCAAAGCTGTGTATGTAATTACCCACTCCCCAAGCGTTGACCCTTTAAATGCTAAAATCATAGATTTCGATAAGAAGGCAGAAGGTTATACACAAATAAGTTAGTACATTTGAGTTATGGAGGCTAAAAAGAAAACAGGATTCAGTAGAGCAGAAATGCGGAGGACTTACGTTAAAGTAGCAGGTAAGCGCATTAAGCTTACTGAGTACATTAAATCCGTATCAGCTATTTTACCACCTCTAAGGAACAAAGATGTAAAAGGTAACCCAATCATTAATCATAGAATAGAAATGCAGGCTATGTATAGGGAGAGCGGATTACAGGGGATTGAGAGGTACCTACAAGCTGTTAATGAGATAGTAGCTAAGAATGAGCAAGAACAAAAGGAATATCAGCCATGATTTATTTGGAGGCTTCAAAAAAGAGGGTATAAATTCCAAGGCCAAGGGGGATTCTAATGAATTAATTTCCTGTAAGTGGCTTGCTAAATGGACTTCTTACCCTTTTGCTAGAGTTCCCCGTTCAGGGGGCTTGAGGTGGAAAAACTTCTCTAAGGTCGTAGGCGATGTTATTTGCCAAGATGAGGAGTTAGATTTTCCTTTTGTTGTAGAGACTAAGCATTACAAATCAGTTCCGGTATCTACCAAGTTGAGGTCTAATAGCATCATGTACAAATTTTGGAAGCAGGTTCAGGGGGATTCCAACCGTGTAGAAACGAAGTATCCTTTGATGCTGATACGAGAGAATGGTATGCCTAGGATGGAGTATTATTTTGGAGTGCAGCATTGGTTAATTCCTTTTATCAAGTGTGAGCCTATAGTTACGGCTGCTAATGATTTAGTAGTTTACAAGTCTCAGGATATTTTGAGAAGTACAAAATTTAATTACCTTTACGGTAAAATTAAACAACATGAACAAGATAGTTAGGTTTGCAGAAGATGCTAAAATACTTTGGTTATTAGATTCAGGGCATGGGGAGGATACCCAAGGGAAAAGGTCTCCTGTATGGTCTGATGGTTCTCAATTATTGGAGTGGGAGTTTAATAGGGACATGAGTGACAGGATAAGATTCAAGCTTAGGGAATTAGGAAAAAGAGTTATGTTAGTTGTACAAGAAGAGCATGATGTAAGTCTCGAAGGAAGATGCTCAAGAGAAAAAGCAGCACGTAGAAGTTCAAAATTTCCTACGGTATTTATTTCAAATCATGCGAACGCTTTTGAAAAAGAAGATTCCTCGGGGATTGAAGTTTTTACGAGTGTAGGACAGACTGATAGTGATATAGTAGCTGAACATATCGCCAAACATTTATTTGAAGCTTTCCCTGATATTAAAAGAAGAGTAGATAAATCAGATGGAGATTTGGATAAAGAGGCACATTTTTACGTATTGAGAAATACAGCAGGACCCTCAGTTTTGATAGAGTATGGATTTATGACTAATGAGGAAGAGTGTAAGAAATTATTAGACCCTGATTGGAGAAATAGGGCTGCTGAGGCAGTTGTTCAGGCGATGGTAAAATATGAGTGTAACCTTTAAAATAGAATATCATGGAAGAATTGTTCTTACAACTGAAAACCTTATTTATTGATAATGTAGTTAACTTTTTTGCAGGGCTTGATTGGTTTTATATCGTTGCTTTAGTGTTAGCTGTAAATGCTTCGAATAAATTTCTACCTTTGGATAAAGAATTGTCGATAGGTAAATGGAGTGTTAGACTATCTGCTTCTTACAGGGTGCTGATATTAGGCTTAGTATTAGCCGTTGTTTATTATTACCTAAATGAAGGAGAGAGCAGGAAAGACGTTAAAATATTGTTTGAATCTATGTTAGCTGCGATGGCACTTCATGCTTGGATATTTCAGCACATAATAGACTTTGTAAAGAAAAAATGGACTTCAAATTTAGAATCTTAGTAGCTTGTCTTATAGTTGTTCTGTTGGCAGGATTATACGGTTGGTATCATTATAACTCCGAATTAAATCGAGTTATAAGTACCAATGGTAGTCTTGAGAGGGACGTTGAAGTTTGGAGAGATAAGGCAGGCAGGTCTAATGCTAAAGTAGAGGCTGTGAACCTATCTTACAAAGAATTAAAAAACTCCAATAATGAAGATATTAAAGCTTTGAGGGAGGACTTAGGGAAGCTTAAAAATTTTGTTTCCCGTATTAGCGTTCAAACTAACACTCAAGGCTCAGTAACTGCTCAGGTAACCGATACTACCATTATCATAAATGGAGATACCACAGAGGTTAAAAGGTTCCGGTACGAGGATAAATGGGTATCTTTGCAGGGTAAGTTTCTTCCAAGGCTGGATAGTGTTAAGTTAGATTACAGTTTATTTGAGGATTTAACTATAGATCAGACTTGGGAGCGAGATAAAGGATTTAAGAATTGGTTTAAGCCTAAGAAGTTAAAGTTAACAGCGAGGTCGGAGAACCCAAACAGTTCCGTATACGGGGCTAGACAAATACAGGTTGTGCCTAACCCTAAAAAATGGTACGAGACAAGAGGGTTTCAAATGGTCGTTTCATTCGGCTTTGGAGCCTATGTAGGAAGTAGAAATAATTAAGAAAATGGAGTTACAGCAAAGCGATATTATTAAAGCTAAGTTTAAGGGGTTGATGAAAAAATCAACTTTTGCAGAAGCGTATGGGCAAGGGGTAAGCACCTCAGCCGTTACTTATGCAATGGATAAAGGTCATATTGATTGGGTAGATGTTTCAGGGGAGCAGGTCGTTGTTTTGACGGCTAAGACTTTGGAGTATGCGCCTAACCAACATCCAAAGCGTACAGCTACTATGCACGCAGAAAAATAAATTGATAAAAATATTGTAGTTCTCTAAAATTTTATATCTTTGTGAGGCATTAAAACCACAAAGAATGAAAAGCACAGAAATACTTCCGATTGACCAAAGGTTGACTCAAGATGAGGTAGATTTTATAGAGAATAACTCAGATGACAAAACTAAAGCCCTGTTGGTAAAGTACCACAGGGCTTTAGCTGTTTCCGAAACTGCTTACGCTAGTCAATTAACTTGGTCCATAGATGATATTATGTATCAGGCTCAGAACGATGAGGTAGCAATTACTGAGAAGCAAGGTCAAGAAATATTGGATAGAGTTCTCCACCAAGCGGATGCTAACATGGGGATAAATTGGACAGTAATTTCTACTCATATTAGTATGTACTTAGAAGAGCAGAAAGGATGAGAATAGATATTTATTTTGACGGTGCTTGTCAGAACCATGCTGATAGGAATAAGAGTTATCACATGGGGGTTGGCTTATATTGTGAAGTGGATAGAGTACCTTATAAAGGGTTAGCCATATTTGCAGGCAACGGTTGTTGGAGGTCCCCTCAGGAGCATGGTACAAGTAACATTGCTGAGTGGGTTGGGATGTGTTTAGCTGCTCAATGGAGTAACAGATTATTGAAAGAGTTTCCTCAAAGGGTCGTTACTATTTTTAGCGATAGTCAATTAGTCACAAATCAGTTTAATGGTAATTGGATGGTCAAGAAAAGGCATCTTGCTCCTTTCTTGAGGGAGGCTAAGAAGAATTTGAACGCAGCCGTAACCAATCCTGTAATATGGATTAAAAGAGATAAAAACCGAGTAGCTGACGATTACTCTAAGAAAGGGTTAACCTTTAGTGATGAGATGTTGGTACTTAAAAAAGATATACATGGAGTGCTTTACGTGGATGCCCCCGTTCTTAGGAATGAGCAATGGGAGAAGGCAGAGGAGTTGTAAAATTCCTTGTAGAGTTTACGGGGTCTATTTGATAAGAGAAGGAGCAGAAATAGTTTATGTAGGCATGAGTGCTTACTCAGTTAAGAAAGCTTGCTACAGGCATTTCGAGGAGTGGAACGATAGGAGAGGTAACCACTATAGAACTGTTTACTCAGATTATCAAAATATGGAAGTAGCTTTCATAACTACTGAGAGTAAGCAGGGGGCGGTTGATTTGGAAAGAGAACTAATATTAGAATACGTCCCTAGGGATAACAGAGATAAATTTAAAGATCATAGGATAACAAAAGAACAGGATTATGGAGACTACGAACCGAAAGACGACTGCCCATTCTGAGCAGGATTTAGAAGTAATGTTTAAGAAAGGTCATGTAACCTTTGCCGAGCATATAGCACGGAGGGAGGTAACTCCCGTGGATACTTCTACTTTGAAACCTCAGCAGTTAGAATCTTTCAACGGGCTGAAAGAGTTTTTAAACTCCTCAGGAGGCGGTATGGCGTTGCTAAGAGGTTATGCAGGTACAGGTAAAACTTATACTAGCAGCAGGATAATTGAGGACTACCTCTACCATAACAGGCAGGCTCAAGTAGCTGTTACGGCTCCTACCAATAAAGCAGTAAAGGTATTGTACCAATCAGCTGATTATAAGCATCCGAATTTGGCTTACCTTACTATTCACAGCTTGCTAGGCTTGAGAGAAAAGATAAACTTCAAAGGGGAGATTACGTTTGTTCAGAATAAGAGAGAGAACAGCAAATTAGGAGAGTACCAAGTTCTTTTATTGGATGAGGTATCTATGCTTCAAGATGAGTTGTTTGAGTTAATTGCTCCTTACGTGGATTACTCTAATTTGAAAGTTATATTCATGGGAGATCCTGCTCAGATACCTCCTGTGGGTAGGGTAGATTGTATGCCTTTCGATGAGGATGTACAGAGAGATTTTGATATGAAACTTTTCTCCCTTACTGATATTGTCAGGCAAGGGGAAGGTAATCCGATTATTGAGGCTACCTTGAAAGTGAGGAGAGTATTAGCTAGACCTAAAATATTTGTGAAAAGGACTAGCCAGATTACGGACAAAGGAAGCTTAATATTTTTGGATAAGCTAAATGACCGTAGGTTGATTACTGATTTATTTGAACACTACTTCAATTCAGAACACTTCAAAAAAGAGGCAGATTTTGCTAAGGTTATAGCGTGGACTAATGATACGGTGGATGCTATAAATAATAGAATCAGGAAAATGATTTATGCAGGACACGACCTGCAGAAGATAATGGTAGGTGAGAAGCTAATTGCAGATAAGCCTATTTTCGAGATTGTGGGGGATGAGCAAACGATAATATTCAATACCAATGATGAGTTGATAGTAAATTCTGTTAAGGAGTATGCCGAGGAAATAGAAGGGGGCGAACCTATACATTGCTACAAGGCTTTGGTGGATTACTTAACTCCTGATGGGAAAATGTACAAGCAAACCATCAAAATAGTGCATGAGAGGAGCGAACAGTATTATACTAACATACTCAATACTTTCAAGAAAAAGGCGTTGGCAGAGAGGGGCTATAAGGCTGTACAGTATTGGGAGCAGTTTTACAATTTTCAAAAACACTTCGCTTCTGTAAAGTACAATTATGCGATCACGGCTCATAAGAGCCAAGGCAGCACCTATCAAAACGTGTTCGTTATTGAGAGTGATATAGATAAAAACCGTAAAGTAGTCGAGAGGAACAGGATAAAATATACTGCTTTGAGCAGGCCATCTGAGAAGCTGTTTATTATAGCTTGATGGTAAGACACTAATTCGTGCTTTTCGATTTAGTATGTGGTTAAGAAGGAGGTAAGGCGAAAGTCCCCTCCTTCTTTTTATTTAAAAATAATTTGATAAAATTTGTGAGAACTCCAAAACTTTCTTAACTTAGCTATGTATTAAAAACCACGAAATGAGAATAGCACACAAAAATTTATTGATAGACATTAATTCAGAGGATTCAGAATTTCTAGGGTCTATGACGTTCAGTACAGATAGAGAAATAGCTAAAAGGTTCTTCGATGCCTACGATGGGGATATACCCTACGATGGGGATTCAGAGTTAGCCTCTTTTTTAGATGATGAAGAGCAGGATTCTTTTCAGCATTTTAACGCTGATGTATTCACTGCTTTTTTAGCTTGGGCTATGGAAGAGGAGGACAAAATTAATTTCGATTACTATGGTAAAACCTTTTGGCTTTTCCACGATATAAGTCATGCAATTAACGATTGCGTATCGGGTATAAGTACTCCATCGGCTCACGCTGAGAACGTAGCTAATACTTACTCTATTGAGCAGCACGCAGCGCACGGATTGTCTATTGATTTAGATTATTCAGATGTAGAGCAGTACAGCGATGAGTTCTACCAACGGTTTGCAGAATCTATGGAGATGGAATACTCCGATTTACATCCTGAGGCTAAAGAGTTAGAAGGGGATACGGATACCATTCAAGGTTATTATGGGGTATCCTCAAGTAACAATACTGAGATATTTGTATGCACAATGCCTGATGGTACAGTTTGGTATGCGACTTACGGTTCTACCAATGTTAATTCTACCATGGATGAGATTGAGGAGGGTACCAACGTAGAGACCTTGAGCGATAACGATACTTTTTCTTGGGGCAGTCCTATAGAATCAGAGGAGGAATTATTAGAAGCAGTTAACGATTAATCACATATAAAAAGTAAGCATGAAAATTATTTTAGTATCAAGTACCAATCCTATTGATGTAAATGTTAATAGAGCAGAAACCGATGAGAGTATTCTACAGGTGCTACAGACAAGGTTAATAGAAGGGTTAGTTCACTTCGAGTATAAAAAGGCAAATGGGGACGTTAGAGAGGCGTACGGCACTTTGAACTCTAAGTACATCAAACAGGACCCGACAGGTTACGCTAACTCACGTGTGGAAAGATTTTACCAATCAAAGTTTAGTAAGGATTATACCATACTCCCTATAGATAAGATTTTCAGTACGGCTGATAAGAAAGAGGTATTTATAGTTAATTTAGAGGAGGAAGAGGTTAAACTTTTCGATGATGGTCTCATGGATTTGAATTTACCTCATTTTATTTCAGTAGTTAAAAAAGTACATCAGCCGGAGCATCTTCTCAAGTATTGGGATTTAGAGGCTCAAGGATGGAGAATGTTCACTAAAGATAGCATAATAGCAGTTTACTAATGAGGAATTTTTACGAGGTATTAGGGGTATCTAAAACAGCTACTTTAAAAGAGATCAAAAAAGCCTACAGGGACAAGTCTAAAAAGTTGCATCCTGATAAAGAGGGGGGCACTAACGAGCGGTTTGCTGAGTTATCTCAGGCTTACGAAGTATTATCGGATGAGGCTAAGAGAAAAAGGTACGATGAAACAGGCGAGTTCAAAGAACAATCGGACCCTTTTCCATCCTTCGCTATGCACTTTATCAGCATGAGTATTGATATTTGCTTTCAGACTAATTTTAGTGTGGAATATGACGATTTTGTAAAGGTAATATCTAAGCATATCAATACAGGCTTGAAAGAGGGTTCAAAACTTCTAAAAAAGTACGAATCAGTCAGAGGAAAGCTTAAAAAGATGCAGCGCAGATTGTGTAAGAAAAGTAAAGAGGGAGAGGATAATTACGTAGCTATGGTTATGGAATCTAAATTAACAGATACCGAAGAGGCTATTCAAGGTATAAACACTCAATTGGAGATGTTTGAGAAGCTTTTAAGCTTGTTGGGTACATACGAATACCAAGTGGATGTTAAACCCGATTACGTAATAAGGAGAGATCGAGAACGTAAGGCAACCCATGAGGGGTTATCTTCATTAATTGAAAATATTACAGGACATGGAAGAATGTAGCATGGTTATCAAAGTACAGGAGGATGGAAAAGCTTGGGGACCCACTCAAGGAAGAGTATTAACTTTTGAATCTGATACAGAGGCGGTAAATTTCTGCACTTCTTTGGCAGTATGGGAGAACAGAGCCATTAGGTTGAGCAAGAAAGAGTTTACTGAGGCTAGAGTATTTTACCCTCCTTTACAACCGCCTCAGCAGACAGAATTAAGGGAGCGGTTAGAATCAATGCTCCCCGATGATTTTTGGGATAAGGTAGAGAAGAACTTACCCAATTATGGAAAAAGAGATGATGTAGCTTATTCTGATGACTTGCAAAAGTACGTAGATGGAGAGGCTGATGAGGATTGCAGACAAAGAGTAGAATCGAGTGTAAGTTTGCACCCTGAGTTGGAGAATACGATTTTGAATATTAAATTATACATTGAAGCTTTAGAACATGACAGAACAAGAAAATTATGATTCCTTGATGGCAGTTATTGAGGAGGTAACCCCTACTCAGGATAGAGTAGTAATTTGGGAGCAGGAGGCGTCGAGAGCCACTGAGTTAGGTATTATACTGATTAACCCCATCGAGGACGATCAGAGAGTAGGGCTAGTGGTTCGATTAGGTGTAGGCTATAGTGATAAACCTTTTGAGGTTGCTCAAGGCGATACGGTCATCTATGGGAAGTTGGCAGGTACTAAATTTGAATGGAAAGGTGGAACTTATCACTTGATGAGGGAAGCAGATATTTTTTGCATATTAGAAGAGAAATAATGAATAAATTAGATATAGTAATTGCTCCCTTGAGCGATAAAGAGTATTGGGAAAATGAATCTTATGCTTGTGTAAATGTAGTAGGTATATTTGAAGGTCCAAGCAGAGCAGTTATAGAAGCTACAGATAGGATATTAGGAGTTAACGCTTGGAGGTTTAAAGACCCTCTAAAAGGTCAAGATTATCTTGCAGCTACTTTAGGTTATAGAGATTTAATTTATAAAAAACCTGAGAGAGTATTTAAGAATTTTTTGAATTGGTTTAGGTCAAAAGGTAATCCGAGTAAGATAGCTTTCTTAGGATTAACTCAAGAACCTAATGGTTACTGTTACCGTTACTTGTTTCTCAATTTTTTCAGAGAGCATTTAGGTATGTACATGCCAAAGTATCGAATTATTGATGTAGGAGTAAAGGGTATTTCCCAAACTGAGTTTAATAACATAGCTTACGATTCTAATTATTGGCAGCAGACTAAGATAACCTTTGATAAAGAGCACGTAGGTAATTTGTTAGAATCTACTTCATGGACGTTTGCTAAAACTATGCCTGAGAATCCTCATGAATATACTTTACGAAAAAATTGGAGTAGTGTAGAGGATTATTTACAAGTTTCAGCTTACATAAGGTCTTATGGAAAATTGGAAGAATTTTACGGTCAATATTATAGAGTGTTGTATTTAGGGGGGCATAAGTATTGGACACATCCTGTAGATGTAACAAATAAAGACGTAGATTTAATCAACAGAACCGGCATCTAATTATCTCGTTTATTTCGTAGATGTACAAAATTTGATTAGATTTGTCTATCTAATTAGAGGTACATGAAAAACGGGAAACACTTAATAATTGATGCGTATAAATGCGATAAAAATCCAATGTGGGATGTGGCATTGATAAAAGAAGTTTGTTTGAAAGTAACAAACATGATTGGTTTAAGACCACTCTCAGAGCCTTTGATTTATGAGGTGGACGAGAGCATGATTGCCAAAGAAGAGACAGGAATTACAGGCGGTATTATATTTATGGAAAGCCATTTTACTTTTCATGCTTTCCCTGAAAAGCATTACTTTTCAGCCGATATTTACAGTTGTAAAGGATTTGACCATGAAAAAGTGGTTGAATTTCTTGCAACTGTTTTTGGTTCCAAAGACATGAATCATACTGTTTTACTTAGAGGGAATAAACTTTAAAACATGAAAAAAACTTTCGTTATAGTATCTGTATCAAGCAGAGTTAGGGAGTTAAACATCCTAATAGCAAGTATTAAAAGATTTAATAAGTTTGAGGATTACTCCATAAACTTATTGATGCAAGATAATACAGGCAAAGCTATGGATAAGATACGCCATAAAGAGAGGTATGATAATATTTTTGTGGAGTCTAAAATGTTAGGCTGCCATACAGCGAGAATAAAATTATTGAAAAAAATAAATTACGATTTGTACATTAATCTTGATGATGATATGGAGTTAATTGAAAGTACCTCTTATCAAGAATCCATAGATAAAGCTTTTGAAAAAAGTACGGGTTTTGTTATGACTAATTGGGGTCGTTCGGAATCTGAGATATTGAAAAAACTCCCTGTACAGCACAAGTTTATAAAGCAAATTTTGATGTATCAAGGGGGCGGTATGATTTACCGAGATGAGATTGCTAATTTAATGCGAGAGTTACCTGAGGCGGAAGCAGTATTTGATTCAGCTTGGAGCTTAACCGCTTATTTAAAAGGTTATGTTAATTATCGTTACTTAGGTTCTTTATCTATTCACAGAGTGTGCCGTTCAGGAGGTATGCAGGAGTTTATGAAAAGAACTAATTTGGAACTTACTTTGACTGAGTTTATAGATTACAAACAATCTAAAAGAATAGTAGGGAATGGTTATGATTGGTTAATTCCTTTAGACAAAGATTTAAAACCTTCTGCAAAAGAAGAACATATAAAAAATATCAAGTAATGTCTAATATTAGTCGTATAACAAAATCTGAGAGTGTTCTTGTAGAAGCCCGAAAAAGAATTGATTACTTACTTGATGAATTTGATAAAGTAGTTATTGCCTTTTCAGGTGGGAAGGATAGCACGGCAACTTTAGAGTTAGCATTGGAGAGAGCAAAGTTAAAGAACAAACTCCCATTGGATGTGATGTTTATTGACCAAGAAGGAGAGTTCTCCCATGCTATTGAGTACATCCGTAGAATAAAGGAAAGAACTGATGAGGTTAAAATGTGGTGGTATCAAATACCGATCAAGATTAATGTTAGTTCTAACTCAGTAACCAACCATTTGTTTTGTTGGGACCCTGATGCGGAGGATGTATGGATTAGACCTCATGAACCTGATGCGATTACGGAGAATACTTATTGTAAAGAGGATACTTACTTCAATGATTTATTTAATGCTATTATAGCTAAAGACTTTGCAGGGTACACCGTTGCTTTATTGGGAGGAGTTCGTACAGAAGAGAGTCCGAAAAGGCTTTCAGGGCTTACCAAAGGAAATGTTTACAAAGGAATAACTTGGGGGAAGAAGTTAAAGACTGAGGGAATGGTATCCTTGTACCCAATTTATGATTGGAGTTACACGGATGTTTGGAAATATATTGCAGAAAATAATTTTGATTATTGCAAGATTTACGATTTGATGTACAGCATTGGATTATCTACTTCTAAGATGAGAGTTTCATCACTATTCCATGAGAATAGTGTTGGAAGTTTTTCGTATCTTGCAGAAGTAGAAAAGGATAATTGGAATAGAATAGTCCAGAGAATTTATGGGGCCAATACCTACAAAACAAGTGCATCGTTTTATGAATGCCCTGACCAACTTCCTTATATGTTTAAAACGTGGGAAGGTTACGCAGGTCATTTATTTGATAAACTTATTTCAGAGCAGCTTAAACCCGTGTTTGAGAATCATATAAAGAATACCCATGCACGATTTTTGAAGTCCATGAAAAAGTATCCGAATAATAGTAATGCGAATGAGGATAGATTTTGGCAAGTGGTAGCTACTACTTACTTGAAAAATGATTTTTGCTTTACACTGTTAACCAATCTATTGATTAGATTAAATATGAATATGTAATGATAAGTGAGGCACTAATAAAAGCGATCAAAGCTGAGGTATCCAACGAAGTATCCAACGGAGGGGACAAGGATTCAGTTATAGAGGGTATCAAGCAATACCTTCACGATTCAGTTTCTGATAAGAAGGCTCATCCTGTAAACAACGTGAGGTGGGTTCCTATCGAACAGGTGGTGGCTAATGATTACAATCCAAACTCAGTTGCTAAAACTGAGATGAAGCTATTACTCAAGTCGATTGAGAAGGATGGTTATACTCAGCCTGTAGTTGTGGTTTGGGATGAGGACAAAAAGAAGTACGTAATTGTAGATGGCTTTCACAGGACTACAGTAATGAAAACCAACAAAAGCGTTCAGGAATCTACTCAAGGTAGGTTACCCGTGGTAGTGCTTGAGAAGGATATTAATGATAGGATGGCAGCTACAGTTCGTCATAACAGAGCGAGAGGTACGCACTCAGTTGTTAGCATGAGTGAGATGGTATTTTCTATGTTAGAAGAGGGGTGGGATGAATCAGCTATCGCCAATGAATTAGGAATGGAAGCTGAGGAAATTGTGAGGTTAAAGCACATTACAGGATTCAGCAAATTATTTGAGGATAGAGAGTACAATAAATCATGGGAAACAAGGAATCAATTATTAGAACGTAAAAAACAAAAAGATGAGCAAGGAGAGGGCTACGGGATTAAAAATAAATAAAGTATTTTTAGAGCGGAATGAATATACAGGAATGCTTGCTAAGAAGCATGGTGTAGTTAATGGCAGTATTGTAGAAGTAGGCGTGTTGAGAGGGGCGTTTTCAAAAGTTTTGTTAAGTATTAATCCTGCTTCATTAACTTTAGTTGACCCTTATAGAAGGTTTTCAACTGAGGAGTTCCCCGATTATACGGATTACTCACAGTCTAAATGGGATGAACTTCATGCTAAAGTAAAAAATACCTTCGAGGCAGATAGTAGAGTTTCCATATTAAGAAATGTTTCAGAGAATGCGGTTAGAGAGTTTAAAAATAATTCTTTAGATATGGTTTACTTAGACGGGAATCATACTTACCCTTTTATCTATAAAGATTTGAGACTTTGGTATGCTAAAGTTAAAAAAGGAGGAATTTTAGCAGGACATGATTACCCTCTTCCAAGTGTTAAAAAAGCGGTGCAGGAGTTCTGTAAAGAGAAAGGCATAAAAAGTATTCAAATTACTAAATCTGCAAGTGTAGCAAGTTATTATATCGTTAAGTAATGGAATTAGTTTACAAGAAAAGAAAGGTTAAGAATCTTAAACCTTTCAAGAAAAATTATAGAGAGATAACCGCTGAGGCTATCAATGCTGTGGCTAAATCCATTCAAACGTATGGATACAATGTGCCGATCATTGTAGATTCAAATGGGGTAATCATTGCAGGTCATGTTAGACAGAAGGCACTCCTCCAATTAGGAATAGAGGAAGTGGTTTGCGTGGTTGTGAAAGAGAACGATGAGGAGACCAAGGATAAGATTAGGTTATTGGACAATGCTATAGGGGAGGCTTCTGATTGGGATGAGAAATCATTAGGTAAGGAATTACGAATGATTAAGGATTTAGCAGGCGAAGGTACATGGGATAACTTCGCTTCTATGTGGGGAGACACCAAGGATGCTTTGGATAAGCACTTACAAACAAGCTTAGGAGGAGGTATCCGAGAGGTAAACGATAAGGACTTAAAGAAAGCAGAGCAGAGAGAACACGATAAGTTCCAACAAGTGAAGGAGGACAATAGAGATAAGAAGGTATTATGCCCTGAGTGTGGATACGAGTTTCTAATTAGAGTACACGATAAAGATGAAAAACGAAGTTAAGGTTGACGATATTGCTTTAAAGGGAGCAGAGGTAAAACAGGTTCCACTACAGGAGATCAAACCCTATGGAGGAAACCCACGTAAGAACGACAAAAGTGTTTATATGCTTGAGCAGGCTATTGAGCGGTTCGGCTTCTTAGTACCTATCACAGTCGATAAGGACAATGTAATTATTACAGGTCATTCAAGATACACGGCAGCAAAGAACTTAGGACTTGATACAGTAGCTACGATTACCTTGGACCACCTTTCAGAGCGTGAGGTAATGGAGTACCGGATTGCGGATAATAAAGTGGCAGAATTTACCTTTTTGGACTTTGAATTAAAGGGAGAGGAGCTAAAAGGATACACAAAGGACGATGAATTGATGAGTTTTGCTTTTCCTGAATTTGATAGCAACGAGTTCGAGGAGAAAGAAGATGAGGATAGAGATACGAGTGGCGAACCTACTGAATGTATGTGCCCCAACTGTTTACATGAGTTTGATGCTAACAGTCAGTTGATGGGAGAGGAGCCTAAAGACTAGGTTCAGCCATAACAAATGTTACACAATAAAAAAAGAGAGATGGCAGTAGCAGGAGAAATGAAGAAAAGAACAATTACACAAAAGCGTAAAGCTATGTTGGCAGCCCTAAAGGTTTCGATGGGGGTGGTACAGGTTGCTTGCGATAAGGTTGGTATATCAAGACAAACCCACTACCGTTGGTTAGAGACTAATGAGAAGTACAGGAAATCTGTAGAGGATATGCAGGAGGTAGCGTTAGACTTCGCTGAATCGTCTCTTCTCAGGAACATTCAGAAGGGGAAGGAGAGTTCGACTATTTTCTATCTTAAGACTAAAGGGAAGAAACGAGGCTACCTTGAAACTCAGGTCAACTTGAATACGGATGTATCATTGGAGCAGTTAGCAGGAAAGGACGTAACCGAATTAGAGGAAATGTACCTTGCTTTGAAGAAAGGCAACAAGTAAACCCAAACTATAGTGTGGGGATATGCTCAGGATTACGGGGTCGATACAATATATAGTTGGTATTTATGGAAAAAGAGGTTAAAATATCAAAAGAGGAACTACTTAAAAAACTCATAGAGGAAGAGTTATTTGAGCGTTGGAGGAGAGACCCGATGGCTTGGTTAGAGGAGCGGTTAGGCGAACCAAGAAGGCATTTCATGTGGTCAGAGCATGAGGGTTATGAGAATCACAAGTGGGATGGGAACAAAGACCCGATTGGAGAAGCTTGGATGACTTTTGGTAGGGCTTACGAAGCAGTACAGAGAGGAGAGGACCCTGAATACAGGAATGTAGCTTTAGAGAGTGCAACAGGTACAGGCAAAACTTACACTTTAGCAAGAATAGTATTTTGGTTCTTGGATTGTTTCCCGAATAGCTTGGTGGTTACTACTGCTCCATCGGATTCACAGATTAAGTCAGGATTGTGGGCTGAGATTTCAACAATATTTCCAAAGATCATTGCATTGAGGCCTAATGCAAAAAAGTGGCAAGGGAAATTGGTTATGCAGGCTCCGAGGAACTTCGCTAAGATGGATGCTACCGAGAGGGAGAAGAGTTTAGGCGATTCGTGGATGGCTAAAACCCATATCACAGGTACGAGTGCCAACAAAGAATCAGAGGATAAATTTAGAGGCTTCCACAGGAAGTCAATGTTAATTCTATTGGAGGAGTGTACAGGAATACCCCATCAGATTTTAACGGCTGCACAGAACACCTCAACAGGTATGACGAATTACATTTTAGCAGTAGGAAACCCCTCCGACCAAACAGATACACTTCATACGTTCGCAGAGCTACCGAGTGTCAAGAACTTTCGAGTATCCGCATACGACCATCCGAATATAGTGCTACAAGAGGAACTGTATCACGGTGCGATTACTCAAGTATCCATAAACGAGAGATTGTCCACCTATGGGGCGGAACATGGCTTATTCAAGGCAATGGTAAGGGGAATATCTCCTCCACAATCTAAAGATTCATTGATTAGAAGAGAGTGGATTGATAAGTGTGTGAATAACCCGAATAAAGATAAATTGTACGGACACGATGCGCTTGGGGTGGATGTGGCTAACTCCGAATTGGGAGATAAGGCTGCAGTTGTTTATGGAAAAGGTTGTACGGTTTATCGTATGGATGAATTTCAATGTCCCAATGCAACTCATCTTGGATACAATTTGGTATATGAGGATGAAGTATTGGCTGAAAAGGGCTATGATGATTATAACATTCCAACCATGTTTGAGTACGGGATACAACCGTATAATATCGGTATTGACGGAGTAGGAGTAGGAACAGCTACGGTAAATGCTTTTATTGATATGGGATTGCCTAACGTGGAATCCTTGATGGGAGGACAATGGAATGAAGCTATACCAACTATAGAGGATGGACCTGATGCAGGGAAACCAAAATTCCGCTTTGGCTCATTACGTTCGCAGATGTGGTGGCAATTGAGGGAGGATTTCAGAATGGGTAAAATAAACCTTGCTTTAACAGATGCAGACCAATTGGAGGCGTTGAAGAGAGAGTTAACCGTACCCAAGGTAACCATGAGAGAGAATGCGATTGCGGTGGAGGCCAAAGAGCAGATTAAAAAGAGGCTTGGTCATTCTCCCAACCTTGGAGATGCGTTGGCATATTGGAATTGGATGAGGAACGGTTACAGGGTGGATGCAGGCTTTGTAGCAGCACGATCTTAAAAATAATTCAATAAATGTTCATAAAAATTTTGTAGAACTCCAAAACTTTCTTATCTTTGATGTGTATTTAAACCACATTTAAAACGAAAAGTTATGAAAAATTTTAGAACAAATCAAAGACAAGAGTTAATCGAAGGAAATGATTACTCAGTAATAAGAACCTTAAAAATCGGAACTGCTGAGAAAGCTTCGGTTAAGAAAATCACTTACAAGAAAGGGATGCGTATTTTAACAGGTTACAGAACGGTTTATTTGACGGGTCATTCAGATACTCACATTAAGCAGTTCTTAAAAGAGGCTTGGGGCTTAGAGTTAGGCAAAGCAGAAAAACCTGTTACTAGCAAAGCGAAGTCTGCTCCTAAGAAAACATCTAAGAAGCCTGCTCCGAAGGCAGATAAAACCTCAACTGATGCAGCACCTGCAAAAGGAGTGAAGCTTAAAAAGTTCGCTCTTGGTAATGTAGAGGTGGGTAGCAAGGTATTAGTGAGGCTTCCCGTTAGCAAGCAAAGAAAGCAACCAATAGTTGTGGAAGCTGAGGTTAAGCAGAACGGTATCAATACTCAGTTAAAAAGATTAGGTAAGTCTAAGGGGGTCGTAAAACTGAATGGGACGACTGAGACTTACTACATGGATACTAAGACCAACCGAACTAAGTATTTAAAGAATGTAGAAATAGTTTAATCAGTATGAGGACAAATAAAGCGATTACAGGAACTTTCTACGGTATGGATATAACAATACCCAAGGGAACAGCTTTAACTCACAACACAGCTTGTGGGATAGACAAAAACTACCATTTCGTATCGGATTGGAGTTGGTTAGAGCCAGAGAAGCAAGGATTCGGAAGAACTATGCTGCTACATGACTTAGAGCATAGAGGCGTTAATGTAAATAAGGAGGACGTAGATTATGGATGATATGAATTATGAGAGCGACTGTACTTGGTTTATTAATTTACACCTAAAATTAAATACATGGACGTAATTACACAAGGAAAGATTGAAGATTGGTTTAATAAGTATAAAGGACAAGCTATGGAAGTTGAGGTCGTAATTAATCAAGATGAAAGCCATACTCAAAAATTCCATTCTTTGGAAGAAATACTTTCAGAGTATGAAGGATTGGATGGTTCTAAAATTTTATACTTTCCTATCTAGTTTTATATAGTAAACTGTAAACCAAAACAATAAATTATGGATGATATGAATTATGAGAGCGACTACATGAGAGTAGTACCAAGGGACTTCTTTAATGAGGCGAAACTATTGAAATGTATGGGGCTGTTATCACTAAGCATACATGATTGCAAACTACCAACTGAATGCACAATTGAGATATTTGAGGATAACAGTAACCCATTCGAGATTGTGTTATGGCAGGATGGAGCATTGAGTGTTATCAACTACCTAGTTAAGATAAATGATAACCCTGTTCGAGTGAGAACAACCTACAATTCCAAAGAACCTTATCCTGCTCACATATTGTGGGACAATTCAGAGTATAAGCTATTCGATAACAAAGGAGGATGGGATGCAGAGTTCTTTGAATTGTTAAAAGAGATGAAAGATACTGCTCAACTGCCTACTACATGAGCCGTAGGAATAAACCCTAGTAGGTGCAGATATTTGTCAGGAGGGGAGAACGATTGCAACACGGTATAAAGCCCTAATGATTCCCCCTCCGATCTGCAAATAAAAAAAAGTTCACAAAAATTTTGTAGAACTCCAAAACTTTCTTATCTTTGTGGGGTATTAAAAACCACGTACCATGAGTAAAGCAATTACATTACCTTTAGAGCCAATAACAGTAAACAAACTGACGGCTACAGTATTTCAGACTAACTTGGTTACAAGGGAGCGCAAAGAAATAGAGATTACAGTTGATATTTGGAGTAGAGCAGGATACGCTAATCCTGCTAACAAAGAAGTAGGGGACGTACATCATTCCAACGGTACGATTCAGCACATATTCAGAAAAGTGCCTGCTTGCTTGTTCAACTCTGAGAGTATCCGTAGCAGTTCTTACCAATACGCTTTGAGTTATGAGTAAGATGAAGTATCCACAGGAACAATTCGAGGTGTTAGTTAAAGCCCTCAAGAAATTCAATGAATATTTGGATTTATCCAAGATCAACGAACACGCTCTTCACTTCGAGATATTTCAGCAATTTTCTGAGGGTCATAAGCACAATAGGCTCAGGGTATCTACCGATGAGAGGAAAGATTATACGCTTTATAGGGAGGGGAGATTGAACCAAAGCGGTTTGTTTACCACGGTCCCTTTGATTGATTTCAAGGCAGACTTCGAGTTATACCCGAACAATACCATTGATGATAATATAGCAACAGCTATGAGAAAAGCAATAAAGGAGGTAACCAATGTATAGAATTATAGAAATGTCAGGCACGTTATATGCGATAGAACTACTCACAAGCGGTAGGGGAGCAGCCGAAGAATTAGAAGAAATGCAAGAACTACTCGATACGGGCGCTTCGGATAAGATAACTATTGTTACCGATTATGAGGAGGTAGGAGCAAAATTAATAATAAGAGATTTTTTATAGATATGGAACAATTACCAATGGCAGTTCTTACCAATAAGGACAAAATGGATATAGCTGAATACATCTACTCCTATGAATCCGATATACTAATAATAGCAGATGCGGAGAATGTAGTTGAGATGCTAAAGAGGCATAAAGTGGATACCTCAGCGGTTAATATCGAAACGGAAGAGATAAGGAAGCTTATTGATACTCATGTGAGCACGGAAGTTCAAGCAGAGATTATGGTTCAATATTACAAAGGGGGAATTTAATATGGAAGAAGTGTACAAAGGTTATATAGTTAAAGGCTCAAGCAAGCTAGATAGAAATGCCAAGAAAAAGAAAATTGACATGGGAGATTGTGCAGGGTTCAAGTATGCAGAACCTAATCAAGCCAAAGTAATAGACTTACTACAGGATTTCGTCATGGAACACCCTGAGGAATCGAATCTCTTGGCTCTCTCAGAGAAGCTACAGGCGTTCTTTAGTGAAAAGCTATATGTTTACCCCAAAGAGGACTTTATTGATTGGCAGGGGGACGATATTGACGTATTAAGCGAGGCTCAGTTAGCTATAAAGCTGTTAGCTGCTAACTACTCAGAGATTGCCTCTATATGGAGGACTGAGTTCAACGAAACTTTGGCTGATATAGGAGGATACCCTGAGCCTGAGGGAATGTTGGATGCTCAGAAATTTGAGTGGTTGCAACAGAACTTCGGAAATATAACATTGGAGCAGTTGGAGGCCCTTACAGAAAAATAATTCAATAAATGCTCACAAAAATTTTGTAGAACTCCAAAACTTTCTTATCTTTGCTTGTATAGAAACCACATAAATTTAGAAAGTATGAGTTCATTCACCTGTAGTGCCAAGCACTTCAATTCAGTATCAAAAGCCTTACAAGAAGAGGCTTGGATGAGATTAAATTGCCCCTCTTCGTTGAAAGATATTACTCCCAAGTTTTACAACAAAAGAGATTACCCAAGTTACGAGGTAAAGGAGGAGATAGACAATATGGTAACTAACCTAGCTAAACTCAACGCTACTTGCGTTACGCTACAGTACGCACATCATTATAAGGACGTAGAGGCTGAGTTGGCTCAGTCGATTGAGGAGGCTACCGAGAATACAGATGTAAAAGGGTTAACTCGTTTAGGTTTATACCACGGGTTACGCTGTATATACTACCAATGCGAAACACACCACTTGTCATCGGATGAGAGGGTTCCTACCAAGAATGAGCAAGAGGCAGAAATATTCTTAACTGAGATCATGAACGTATTGGCTCACAACTTAGTTGAGGGGATGCCTGCAGATAGCAGTAATGGATGGAGTATAGATTAATAACCAAGAGGAGCGATAAGAGTAAAAGCCGACTAGAGATGCTAAGAACTCCGCTCCTTCTTTTAAACCACATAGGATGAAATTATTTGGAGATTTTCACAAAGTAGTAGGGCAACCCAACCAAAGGGAGGCGCTACAGCACGCAGTAGTAGAACGAGGGGCGATGGTCGCTACCGATGGTCACGTATTAACCGTGGTCGATATTAGGCTATGGTTGGATGTTCACGATAAGTACGACAACCCTGACGGGCTTCAAAGATTGGAGTATCAATTGAAGAATGTAGAAGGTAAATGCTTCCATAGGGATTTGCTTAAAAAGATGGCTTTAACCAAGTGGAAGGAATTGTACTTCGATGAGTATGGAGTAACCTTCATTGATAAAAAGGATAAGGAGGAGTTTGAACACTACTCAGGCGAAGCGGTTCAGCTACTAGATAATGGTACAGTTGATTACAAGATGTGGGAGGCAGGAGAAGAAGAAGGGGATATAAAGATTAGCGAGGAAAGATTTTGGCGTTACCCTAATTGGAGAGCCATTATGCCAAACAGAGCAGATTCTTTTCCCATGGAGAAATTTGGAGTGGATACTTCTTTGATAATGATAGCATCTAATTGTTTCAACTCTTCTAGTGATAGCATGAAGTTTACTTTGACAGGATTGCACAAGGCTATAATGGTGGACCCTTTAGATGCAAGCGATTGTATTAATCCAAGGTCTAGGCAGTGCGAACAGTACGGTATAGTCATGCCTGTAATGCTCAAATAATGGGATTACCTTGCATGAAAAAACCCTGTTCCGATTGCCCTATGAGAAAAGACAGTCTCAAAAGGCGGTTGGGTAAAGACCGGATTACTGAGATAGTAAATAGCGGTTCCTTCGTTTGTCATAAGGACAAATCCAAACAATGTGCAGGGCATATGCTACTGAGGAGGCACAAGAACGAGTTTTACGCTCTTGCGGATGCGCTATACTGTATTAGCAATGGGATTGAGTTGGTAGGACATGAATTAGTTTTTGATACTACTGAGGATTGTATAATTCACCATAGTAATTGAGCAGAATAATAACTATATTTGCAGAATAAGCGTATTAACCTCGGGGCAATACCGACTATAGTTACAGAATGACGATAATTAAATTAGTAAGTGAGTACCTTGAGGAGTACCGGAAAGAGCAGAAGCATAACAAAACAGTATGCTCAGAAAAGTTAGGAGTGAGTGTTACCTACTACAATCAAATGATTGAAGGGATGGCTAACCCTAGCTTAAAAGTTATTTTGGCAGTTATTCAGTACACGGGGGTCGAAATATTAATCCACAGAAAAGTATGAAGATTGAAGATTTAGAATTAATCCTATTGGATGCTAATGCAAATACGATATGAGAGATGTTTACATGAGGTTTTACGAGGCTGATTTAGGCAGTTCTTATGAGAGTTTTGAGCGTAGTCTACATAAATCCAAACCTCCGAATTTTGAGTGGCTGTTATGGCTTCTTTTGCTTGCTCTCTTATTGTGGGGGTTCTTTTAATTAGTTTAGTTATCTTTGGTCAAACTTCCAACTTAAAAACAAATGATAGCTATTTATTTTTGTCTCAATTTATTCTGCTTAGGCGCTTTGTTCGGTATAGCTTTATCGGATAGCATAGAGTGGAGAGATCAAGCTAAATGGAAGCTAATCCTGATTACCGTATCGGGGTTAGCTTTCGGTTTTATTATATCCTTGGGTGCGCTACTTTACGAGTATCTCTTATCTAAGAGGCAGAAAAAGTTTAAAGGCACTCAGGAGTTTGATATAAATGTTTACGGAAATTAGAAAATAATTTCACAAAAATTTTGTAGAACTCCAAAACTTTCTTATCTTTGCTTGTATAGAAACCACATAAACTATAAAGCATGGAGACTAAATTAGGAACATTAAAAGCAGCAGACGCAGAAAAGCTAGGTCGTAAAGGATTAAGCTGCGATGTTTATCGAAGCGACGGGCAGGATTGTACTGCTAATGGCATCAGCGCAAATAACAGAAGCTTGATTTGCATATTCACTCCCAAGGGTAGGGATGTAGCAGGCCCATTTAAGTACCAAGATGACGGGCATGAGGATTGTTTAGTATTATTCGAGGCTATGACAGGCAATCCTAACATGAGGCATTGGAGAGCAGTACCGAAAAAATTCATTGACAAGGGTATCAATCATTTCATGTTCGGGGGAAATTTCGTTTACAGTTCGGATAGCAGATTCCCCTCAAGGTCTCCAATTAAGATTTTTGATAGAGTAGAACGCTAGGTTATGAAGGAATTTCCAATAAACGGTAAAGTAGTTATATACGGTGTAGCTAGTCAATCAGTAAGCCATCTTGTTAATTTCTTAGCACTCAGTAAGGAGTGTAGTACCCCTATAGAGCCTAGGCATCATTACGTAGCTTGGAACAATATTTCTTTTTGGGGATTAGTAGGGGAAGGTAGTAAGCCTGCGGTAAAGTGGGACGATATTAGACACCATCTTGTCGATTCAGATATTTATACTATTGCCCCTTCATACTTGGAGGTTGAGTTCAGGCAGGCCTTTCCCGAGAGAGGGTACTTGTACTTGCCTCATATAACCAATGAAAAATTAGATATTTTAAAGAAGTGCGATTTAGCTGCTATTTTGGGGCTGAAGGGTAGGGGATTAGATTATAACGATGATGAACATCTTTTAGTATGGGAGGAGGGTTTTATTTGGACTACTAATACCCCTATAAATGTTAAAAAACAAACAGAACCGAATCTGATAATAGATTATATTAATTTTAAACTAGGAAAGCATGGAAAACATGACAAAAACGGTGGCTCTGTTAACAGCCGTAGCGATAATGAATCAATCTCCTCAAGAAGAAGAGGCGAACGACATGAAGTACAAATTGGTGGATGCTCAGAGGGACTTAGAGCGATCAATAGACAAAGGAAACGACGAAGTATCCAAATTGGAAAGGGAGTACCCAACGAAGGTGAGGGACTACGTGTTGGGAGGCGAGTTGCAAGACTTGTTAGATTATAAGAAATCACTCAAGGCCAAGAAAGCTGATGTAGCTACTTTAGAGGCTATGATGGTTGAGTTATTCCCACAAGAAGCCGAATAATTATCATTGACCAATTAATCGAGAGAACCGAAGTTTAACCGCTTCGGTTTTTTTTTTGTAAAAAATTTGTGAGAACTCCAAAACTTTCTTATCTTTGATGTGTATTAAAAACCACATGATATGAAATTTACACAAGAAGATTACGAAAGCATAATGAAGTTCCAATTAAAGCAAGCACTAGCAGATGTGTTTGGAACTACCTTAGATCAAGGTTTGCACCAAGAAGATTTTAAAACTCTATTAGAGGAATTTGAAATAGTAGATACAGAAGGGGAGATTATAACTCCTGAGCAGTATTTAGAATTAGCTGAGGCGTTAGAACCATTTATTATTATCGAGAAATAACCACTAAAAAGAAAAGCGATGAATTTTGAAAAAAGAACGGCAATAAGCCTAAGCGAGATTAAAAAGCAAATAGAACACGGTAACCTGAGTGAGGGGTTAGAATCCATTGATAAATTATGGCAAGTGATGGGTCGATTAGGTAAAAATAAGGAGGCTATTACTGTTGGAGAAGGTTTACATGGAACAGAGGTAATAAAAAAAGCCCACGAAGAGAATCGTATCATATTAGGCTCTCACTTAGATTTACACGAAATAATTTTAGCTAAATAAGATGGACAGCGTAACACTAATATTCAGGACAGATTCTTGGCATACCAACAGTTCAAAAGAACTGATTGGAGTAGCTACACTTGATGAGCATAAAATGACCATCTTACATACGGCTGCGAGAGTTGATAAAGTAAAATTCAGTAAGGACGATTATTACAACCTTGAGAGTATAAGCCAAACTCAGGGTTATGCAGGAGAAGGCGAGTTCGTTATTGAAGAAGTAGAAACCGATAAATTTTTATAAGATGAAGAAGGTAACCAAAAAAGCGCAACAAGACTTATTGAAAGATAAGTTAAGAACAAGCAGAAAATGGGCTATCCAAGGTCTTATGAGGATTTACGAATTTCAGTCTCCTGCAGAACAAAGCACTAGGAATACCATTGAGATAAATGGAGCAGGTTTCACGGCTTTTGATGCTGAGATACTAACTTCCTTAGCGATGCAATGGAAAGGCTCTCAGAGTTTGTCTGAGAAGCAATGGGAGTTAGTTTTAGGTAAGATGCCGAAGTATTGGAGGCAGCTTTTAGAAATAAGCGATAAAGAGAAATTAAATAAACTGATAGCAGCATGAGCGAATACAGCAAATTAGAACAGCGAGTGGTAAGTATTGATAAGCCCCTACTTAGGGAGCAGAAACAGTTTTTACTTAATCTGAGGCCATCTAGTGTGGTTACAGCATCCGATATGGATTACATTGAGGGGTTAATATCCTTGGTGGATTCTCTACAGGATGGGATGGTAGAAGATTTAGGTATGTCAGAAGATGAAGTATTCGCATAGTGTGATAGGGAATTAGTATTTTTACACTCCCTTGTTATTGGAAAGCCCGATAAGTTTTGTATTTTTACAACTCTTAAAGGGCTTTTTTATGTTCGAGAAAATTTTCCATCAATTCAAATCTTTTGCCGTTCCTTTACTTGCTAAGAAGCAGGCAGGAGGGGAGGTCTCTTCCACCTCAGGTAGGCAAACTGTAATGGAGGACTCTAGCTTCTCAGTATATGATGGACTAAAAGAAATATACCCTGAGTTCAATCCTGAGTTACTACAAGTCATACGGAAGTTGGCTAAGTACAATGGAGACGTATCACAAGCTGTAGAGAATATTGTACAGTTGGGTAATACTAAATTCCATCTCAAAATAGAGGGTCCCGATGAGGATGCGGCTGCGGAGATGGCGGTTGTTTTAAAAGAATCTCTTAAAAAAGTTTATCGAGGGGGTCTTTTGGTTTTAATCAATGATCTTTTGGCTAATGCTGCTACCAATGGAGTAATTAGTTCAGAGATAGTTCCGTCAAAATCTTTGGATGGAGTTTTCAGAGTTTACTTAGTGAATCCTGAGACTATAAAATTCAAGTACGATGAGGAAAAAGAGGACTACGTTCCTTTCCAACGTTCCAATGTATTCTCAGGCGGTAGCGGAGATAAAAAACTCAATGAGGTAACGTACAAGTATTATCCTATGAGGAGGTTTAGCGAAAAGCCTTATGGAGTCCCACCTTTCTTGGCAGCACTTGAGAACGTAGCCTTGGAAAAGGATATGATGGATAATTTCAAGTACGTGGTAAAGAAGCTTGGATTATTTGGGTTCTTGGATGTGCTGATTAAAAAACCTGCGAAAAAGACAGATGGGAAATTAGAGAGCGATGCAGATTACGAAGCTAGATTATCCACTTACCTTGATGAGCAGGCTTCCGAGATTCAAAAATCCATGAGTAAAGGATTTGTAGTAGGTTACGAGAACAGTCATAAGTTCAATATGCAGGGAAGCTTGCAAAACAGTATGGATATTTCTTCATTGTTCCGGTTAGTTCAGGAGACTAAAATGAGCGGTCTTAAACAGGACCCTGCTATGTTAGGACGTAATTTTAGCACTACAGAGACGTTTGGGAGGGTTATACTAGCGAAACTAGGGACCCAAATACGAAACTACCAAGCGTTAGCTGCTACGTTCTTAGAGGACTTGTTTAAGCTTCAAGCGGATTTGTTAGGTTTCGGCTACGATAGCATGGAGATTATTTTCGATGCTCCAATGTTAGGAGACCAAGTGAGGGAGCAGGAGGCTAAGGGTAAGAAAATAGATAATGCTACTGCTTTATACAATGCAGGTATCATTTCACAAGATCAGAGAGCGCAGGAGTTGGGTTACGATGAGCCTGACCAAGAAGAGCCTAGATTAGGGGGAACTCAGGAGGCAGAGGAGGGAGATAATAACAACTCCAACCCGAATAACCCTTCCAATGATGACGACCCCACAGATGCTAAGACTACCTCAGCAAACGTAAAATTCATGCGAGGTCAAATAAGGCAGTATAACGTTGAGTTTGACTATGGGGACAATTGTGGGTGCGAGGTGCATAGTTACGCTCGTAGAGACGATGTATCAGGCGAAGAGGAGGGTTATTTGAGCGATTCCCGTGGGAATTATTCAAAAGCTATAGCTACTACAGTTAAATCCATTGCTGAAAGGCTCAGAGATTTAGGAGCCAATGCTACTTTACAGCAAGTAACCGATGCTACTTTCTACCACTTGTACAAGGATTGGAACTCTAGGTTTACCAACAAACAGGAGGCAGTAATTAAGAGATGGGTTAAGCGTGCTTATACTAAGTATAGAAACCTAAAAGACTCATTTCCAACAGGTTATGACGTACCTGATGCTACCTTTGATTTGGTGGATTATAGAACTATGCAGTATTACCTTAACAGCGATAAATTCTACCTTGGTAAATTCATCACGGATGCAGATACCACTAGGAAAATAACTGAGTTTATCAAAAAAGAGTATATAGCCAATGGTAATCCTGCTGTAGGTCCTAATGCTGTTAAGTTATTTAGAGAGAAGTTTACTTCTGTTTTAGAGGGAGAGGATTGGAAAATATCTAGGATAATATCTACTACGGTAAACCGTTTAAAGACTAGCGCAAACATTGCGTACATGCAACAGGCAGGCGTTGAGAAATTTATAATTAGAGGAGTAAACGACCAACTGCAGTGTGCCTATTGTGCAGAAATGCAGGGTCGAACATTTTCAGTTAAGAAAGCTTTTAACAAGGTAGAGAAGCTATCTCAGTCGGCTCCCGAACTTGTTAAACAGGATTCCCCTTTCATTACTTCCAAGTTTAAGAACGCAGATGAATTAAAAGAATTTTTAGAAATAAGCAGCGAAGAGGCTCTTCAAGACAGCGGTATAGCTGAACCCCCTTACCATTCAAATTGCCGAGACCGTGTAGTTGCGGATATATAGAAATTACTAAAAATGGAGAACAGACAAGATGATAAAGTAACCTTCGTTGTTAAAAATTGGAAAACAGCGTTAGCTTACGTATTAGTGGCAGCTATAGGGGCCTTAGGTAATTATTTCTTTCAAAAACTTGGGGTTGACAAAGAGATAACTATTAAGCAGTTAGAGCTTATAGATATGGATAAACAGCGTGCAGCCGATGCCATTATTTTAGCTGATGAGATAAAAAAGGCTCAAGAAGCTAGTTTTGAAAAAGCTACTTTTATATTCGATGAATTGGATGCTTTGTTAGAGAATACAGGTGCTGTTAGAGCCATTGTAATAAACGTTCACAATGGAGGGAGAGAGATAAGAGTAGGAGGCGAAAAAAAGTTTGATATTTTATATGAGGTTAAGGCAGGCAGTAATATCAAGAAAATAAAAGACGACTTTGTGAATTACCCTTTGGATGAAGGTAATATCAGATTAATACAGAAAGCTATTGAGGTTCAGAACGTAGCTATTCATGTACCCGACGTAACTGAAAGTGAGTTGTTGAGTAACTACGAAACTCAAAGCACCCTTGGGTTTTTGGGTATTAATTCGTTAACCTGTAAATACATAGGTTTGGATAGGGTAACTAAGCAGAATATGTTTTTCTTGTACTTGAATCACAAAGAGGCTAATCCTTCTCAAGGTAATGATTACATAGTGAATTATACTAGTCGTGCAGGCAGAAAAATAAGAGAAAAAATAAATGCTTATTAAGATGGCTAAAGTTTCTAAAATAGAGAATACTCAAGCTAAACAAAACGAGGGCTATGATTTTTGAAAAGCCAAAATATATTTAGTCAAAAAGTTTTTGTAATATTGCTATAATGAAAAAAAGAGTATCCAAGTTTAGTTTTTCTAAAGAGGGTTTACAACGTTCTACTGTATCACTTGACTATGCAGGTATTTCTCTCCCAAGGACTAATGCTGCTGATTTAGTGGCAGAGACTTACGATTTAAGTACTCCATTAATGTCTTTCGGATTCTTGGGCGGTAACGGTCCCGAGGGGTCGCACCCTAATTTAACTAGGGCGGACTTATTGCCCAAACCTGAGGATTTTGTAAAGCAGAATTTCAGGTTAATCTCAGCAGGGATTGTAGCAGGGGGTACTTGGAGGTCAACTGATTTTTCTAAAGCAGGAGTTTTGAAAGCATCTATGCCATTAATCCTTGGTAAAACTGTTTACAAAGATCATAATACCGATACTGATGATTGGGTGGGATTAGTAGAGGCAGTATCATGGGATGGCGGATATTCTGATGAGAAAGGGGAGGTTCCGGCAGGAATTAATGGATTATTAGCTATTGATGCTAAAACTAATTACAAAGTAGCGAGGGGAGTTTTAATAAATTCCATCTACAGTAATTCAGTTACAGTAGAGTTCGAGTGGGAACCTTCTCACGATTTATCGAGCAGCGACTTTTCATTTGAGGATAGAGTAGGAGAAATACATGAGGACGGTACTATGATACGTAGAATCGTTACGAAGGTTATAGATTATTACGAAACTTCTCTAGTATGGATGGGGGCTGACCCTTTTGCTAAATTGGTTACAGAGGATGGTAAATTATTGCATTCTGACAACAAATCATTCAGCATAAAACCTACAGAGGACGAGAAGAGCAGTTATACGAACTCAAAAAAGTTTAACGTAAGCTTTGCAATGTCAAAAAATGTGTTATCTTTGTCTAAACGAAGTTTCCAAAAACCTAAGAATACTATGAACGAATTTGAAAAAGCTATTAGAGCCAAAATGGGTCTTTCTGATACGGATAAGCTTACCGTGGGTATGGTGGCTCAACTTAACTTGAAAGATGCTTCAATCGAGGAAGTAACTGACAAGCATAAATTAGGTCTTGCAGCTTATGAAGCTTTAAAGCCTATCAAAACTGTTGCACTTAATGATAAAGGAGAAAAAGAGGAATCTGAAACTTCTTTTGAGAAAGAAGGGAAATTGGAATTATCGGATGACTTCGCTACTAAGAACGTTTTAATCTCAGAGGAGGCTTTGAGCGGTTTAATTGCCGATAAAGCTACCTTAGCTACCGAGAAAGAAAGTTTAGCCTCTGAGAAGGCTAAATTGGAGGCTACGGCTAAAATTGGTCAAGAGTATTTAACCATGCAGAAGAATGAAGCCATTCGTTTGTACAAATTATCTACTGAGGAGGCTGATGACAACGTTATCGAGTTATTTCAGAAAGCAGAACCGGAACAAGTTACAGGTTTACTCAAGCAGTACACTAAAGGCGTTGTTCATAAGTTTGGAGGTAAGTGTAAATCTTGCGGTTCAGATGAGTTCGATTTTAGAAGTACGGTAGCAGGGGACGCAGCGGAAACTGAGGAGTTCCCTAGCATGGACAGCTTTGAGGATATGCACAAAAAGTACGATCAACCGAAATTTGCCATTGGTAAATAACTGTTAATAACTTGACTTGTAAAAACGAGAAAGAAATTTAAAATTTGTTACAACAAAAATATACGCTATGAACACTATAGGAGGCACAACAGTAAATTTAGTATCACATGAAGAATTGTATGCAATTGCACACAGTTTTGAGTGTACTGCATCCGTTGAAAAATCTTGCATCGTTAAGATGAATAATGACGGTACAGTTAGCCCTGTTGAAGCCGTAACTGATAAACCTTTCGGTATGGTTACTGTAGGTTGTAAAAATGCTGATGAGAAAGTAACTGTTCTTTCTCCATACGTGGCTATAGTAAAAGGATACGCAGACGGGGTTATTGATGAGGGAGAGTATGTAAATGCTAAGGCTTGGGAAGCTACTGAGGGTAAAATGGAGTACAAGGTTGCTGCTGCTGCTTCTCACGCTGTAGGACAATGTATCATTGGAGGTGCTGACAATACTGAGGTAACAATCGGTATTTTGAGAGTTCCGGTTACACAACCTGCTGCATAATTAAAAATTGAATAAAGAACTTTACAAAAACGATAAGTTATGAATACTTTTAAAGAGAGAGCAAACTTTGTAAAAACTGCGGTTACTAAGAATAAAGGGGCTATGCCTCAGATTTCTAAGGATAACGCCAAAGAAGGCGTTACCACGGTTAAATTGAAGGAAGCTATCTTGGCTGATATGCCTGCTGCGATTAAGCAGTTGAATTCCCTTAGAGCAGGAAGTAAAGACAGGAGAGCGGTGGACGTTTCTTTCGGTCAGTATGCTCAAGACAAATGGGGATTCTCGCCTGAGGATAACACTCAAGCACCTCAATCTTTATTCGAGGCGTTACAAGTGGACCCTTCAAGAATGACGGTTGATAGTTTGATGACTATGCCTGAGTTTGAGGAAGGTTACAGATGGTTAGTCCCTGAGGTTATTCGTGAAGCTATTCGTTTAGGTTTAAGAAAAGAGCCTGCATACCAATCATTGATTGCAGGAGAGGAAACGGTTACGCAGCCTACCGTTATCATGCCACATATCAATATGAGTCATGCAATGCCTAAGAAATTAGGGGAGACTGAGACTATTCCAACAGGAAACGTTTCTTTCGGTCAAAAGACTGTTCAAATCCACAAAGTAGGTACAGGGCTTACCATCTCAGATGAGGTGCAGCAACAAGTATCAATCAACTTACTTGCATTATACTTGCAGGATGTTGGAACCAAGGTAAACTTGGCTCTTGATACCTTGGCTATCTCTACTTTGATTAATGGAGACCAAGCAGACGGCTCAGAAGCGGCTCCTGTTATCGGAGTTGAAGCTACTAATGATGGATTCACTTATTACGATTTACTTAGAGCGTGGGTACGTTTAGGTATTTTGGGAAGAAGCCCTAAGGGGATGATTTCAAATGAGAATCCTGCTTTAGAGATTCTTCAATTACCCGAGTTCAAAGGTTTTAATGGAGTTTCAAAAACTCAGAACATTAACTTGAAAACTCCTGTACCTCAGACTCAAGATTATTGGGTTCACGGTGCGATGCCTTCTGATAACAAATTGATGATGGTGGATACCTCAAGTGCTTTAATCAAGTTGAACTTGAACGCACTTAGAGTAGAATCAGAGCGAATTGTTAACCGTCAGTTACAAGGAACTTATGTAACTCTTCATACAGGATTTGCCTCCTTGTTTAGAGATGCAAGGTTATTGATTGACAAATCTCAAGCGTTCTCAGCAGCAGGCTTCCCTGAGTGGATGAACGCCGCACAAGTTCAGAAAGAGACTTTCAAAGCTTAAAAACTAATCTACAAAAAGCCTAAGGAATCCCTTAGGCTTTTTGGCTTTAAAAATAAATAAGATGTTTAAGGAAAACGTTTACGTAAAATTAAAAGACAATACGAGTGTGTTTACAGATATGCACTCAGGTCATAGTATAGTTAGAAAGCAACTTGGAGAGTTCGCCCCGACTGAACAAGTGAGGGCGGCTATTAAAGGGGGTGCTTTAGTTAAAGTAACCAAGGAGGATTTCAAAGCTTATGAGAAGGCTCAGAAAGCCGATAAAAAAGAACAGGCTCCTGCTTCTACTGATAAGTACAAAGGAATGACTAATGATGAATTGGAAGATGAGTTGTTTGCTAAAAAAGTAGATTTCCCTGTAGGTAATACTGTCAAAAAAGATTTGTTAGTTTTACTACAGACGGATGATGAAGGCAAGACCAAGGAGGAGGACAAGATTGTTCTTGAAGAGGGTCAGTACATTATCACTCATGCAGCTTTAAAAGCTAACCCTGATTTGGATGCAGAGTTCAACGCAGGCGATGTAGCTACACACGAATCGGAGGAAGGTTCCGAAGAAGAGGAGTAGTATCCTAACGTTTAAAATTAAAAAGCCTGTCTTAACCGATGGGCTTTTTTCGTTATATTTGAAGTATAAAACAGTATCCAATGGCTTTCCCTACAGATCATAATTCAGTTGCAAATAGTATGCACCAAATGGTGTATAACAAAATTAGCTTCTTAATTCAGTCAGAAACTACCGATGAGTTGATTTCTAACTACATTTTGGAGACTTGTGGCGAATTTGAGGCGTGCTTATCTATTGATGGAGACGTAGGCTTAGAGGGCAGCTATTCGATTGCTCAGAAAAGTTTCATTACGGATTTGGTAGTGGTTTCCTTATTGGCTAGGATAGCTGCTGAGAACTCTAGTGGGTCTAATACTTTCCTTTCGGCTGCAAAAGCAGGTTCAGTTGAGGTAGCCTACGAACAGTTTGATGATAAAGCAGGCTTAACCATGAGTGCTGAGAAGTTACAAGCGTTTTATAAGGAGCAGGGAGAGCGTAGAGGGCTTAAATTAGGCTGTAAGGTAACCGTATTGGAATCTGATTTAATAGGTAATACCGAAGTAGGTTTTAAAGTCGTTAGCGGATGAGTTTACTGAGCGAAAAACAGAAAACGGATATTTTAGGGGCTATAAAAATGGTTACGGATACCTTTTTTGTAACTCCTGTTACTTTCCATCATTCTACCAAGGGTTTTGATAGGTTTAATGAGACTTTTTCAGGTACAGAGGAGAATATTACTGTAAATTGCTTAGTAGAATACCCCTCCTCAGGTGCTAATACTACAGAAGTAGAGGGGGCAGCGCAGGAGGTCGATTATGCAGTTAAAGTTTCTATGAATTATGCCGATGCGAAGGAGCAGGGCTTACACAATGAGGACGATTTTACCATCCTGAGCAGTACAGATGACTATTTCACTACCAATGGGGTTAAGTACAAGATAAAGCAGGTGTATTTAGATGGACCTTTGCAGAAAGAGAATGTTTTACTTATTGTTTTAGGGGAGAAAGATAATAAGGTGGCATAATGGGAGCAAACAAAACAGGAGATTGGGCTAGAGTTAGACACTTGATTAACTCTATGGGACCTAAGATGAAGGAGGCACAGTCTGAGGTACTCCATGCGTGGGCTATGAAGGCAGAAAAGATAGCTGTTACCCACTTGAGTTTACAGGATTTGGGTTGGAAGCCTTTAAAAGCTTCCACCTTGGCAGCTAAAATTAGGAGAGGAGGAAGTAATCAAATATTGATTGATACAAGCGATTACTTTCAAAGCATAACGAGTTTTGTGAGCAAGGATAGAGCGATGGCCGGAGTTAAAAAAGACTCTACTAACTCAGATGGCAGCAAGATTTGGAAGATAGCTAAGATACAGGAGTTAGGTAGTGAATCTAGGAACATACCCAAAAGGGAGTTATGGTCTCCTACGTTCAAAGAAGTTATGAAGTGGACGGTAAAACACAATAATCCTGTAGATATATTCTTAAAGAAAGTAAGATGAAAATAGAAGAAATTGATAGAGGTATTTTTGAGGCTTTACGAAAAGCTGCTGTAGAACACGGTTATTTACCCGACAAAACTAATTTCCAAACTCAGCAAGCTTATGAGGCTGCGAAGGACACTTTGAGAGATCAGGTTCCTACTAAGTCTTTGGTAGAGATTTTCGGGGTGGGTTCTCCTAAGGATAGAGGGGACAAACAGGATGGTGCTATTTATATCAATAGAGACGTACCAACTAAAGGGGGAATAGGAGCGTTTGGATTAGTAAAGTTTGAAAAGGTAGGCTCAGGGGAGAGCGCAACTTTCAACAAGTTTCGTTACCCTGATGGGAATTACGATATAATGTACAGTTTAAGGGTGCTTACTTCTAATACCCTTATGAATAGGATTACAATGTCTATTCTTATGAATACTTTACCTTCCATGGGGTATATGGTAGCGGTAGATGAGAATGGAGCAGAAATAGAGCAGGGAGGCTTTACTGTAGTACAGCAGGGAGGCAGTTCAGACTTAGGAGGTAAAGGCCATATAGAAGAATTGCATAAATACGAAGTTCAGGATGTTTGGATTACTGATTTCAAACTCATAAGACAGGGCGTACCTCAGCTTAAAGAAGTGAGGTCTAAGTTGTCTATCACGGATAGTCAAGATGAGGATTTTGAGGGTGTACCTGTATAAAAATTTTAGTTAAATTTGAACCATGACGTTACAAGATATTTTCAACACAATTGATGCTGCCATTACTGATAATGGTAGCAATGCTATTACAGGGCCTATTTTAAAAGCGGTTCTACAGGATATGGCTACGTTTTCTAATGATTCCACTAATGGGGAATGGCAAGATTCAGTTATTCAAATAGCGAATGGGGAGGCTCCAAGTTTCCCAACGGCAGGAGAGAGGTATTTGATAAACGAAGGCTCGGGAGTTTGGGCTAATAAAAAAGGTCAAATTGCAGAATGGCACGCAGGAGATTCTGCTAAGTGGGTTTATACTTTACCTACTAATAATATGTACGTTAAAATTGATAATGTAGGTACTATTTATTACCATGACGGAGCCTACCAATCGAACACTTGGAATTGGGCGGTTGATTTTAATCAATCGAACACAGTTTGGAGTAAGTTGGATAAAAACCATTCTTCGTTACCTACCGATGGGGACAACCAACAAGCTATGCAATATGATGGAGGTTCGGAGACAGGGTTACAAGGTACGCCTGCAGTTTCTAGTTACGTGGCTGTTTTAATAAACGGTCAAGAGTATTTAGTAGGAGACGGTACTGTAAATGCTGCTTGTTACTTTGTTCCGGCTGACCAAAGAAACAACCCTGAAAATCATGCTTCGGTAGTGAGGACTATGGGAGAGACGGGTTACATTCAACAAGGGGACGTTCTTTTTTGGAACGATACCATTGCAGGAACTTCTCTTCAAGAGGGTTGGAGAATATCAATATTTTATTTAGAATCAACAAATAGCTAAACGATGTTAATAAACGGAAAACAAGTAAGAGACGGTAGTTTAGCTATAGCTAAACTAAAAAATTCAGGGGGCCAAGGAACGGTTACTTTCGGAGCAGGTACAATGCTTGCTGTTACCGATGCTCCTACCGCTGCTACTCATGTAGCTAATAAAGCGTATGTAGATGGGTTGGCATCAGGTATCAATTTTAAGGCTGCAGTAAAAGCTGCCACTACTATCAATTTAAGTACGTTAGAGGGTACGGCCACTTTAGACGGTGTAAGTATATCGGCAGGAGATAGGGTTCTAGTTAAAAACCAAACAGCGGAAGAGGATAACGGTATCTACGTAGTAGCTGCAGGTAATTGGGCTAGATCAGCTGATGTAAATTCTGCCGAAGAGTTAATAGGATGCTTCGTATTCGTAGACCAAGGGACAGCTAACGGTAACAAAGGTTTTGTTCAAACAGAGACAATAGGTACCATAGGCACGGATGCGGTTAAATTTATCCAATTTACGGCACAGGGTTCTTACACGTTTGGGAACGGTTTGACTACTTCAGGGCAAAGTGTTTCTGCAAATCTAGGAGCAGGGTTAGAATTTTCAGGTAGTGAAATAACGATTGATAGTTCGATAGCAGGAAGTGGATTGTCTATAAACGGCTCCAAGGTTCTTTCTGTTGACCCTATTGATTTATCCACTTCAAAAGCTACAGGAGTTTTGCCTCCTAGTAAAGGTGGTACAGGTTTTAGCCATACTAACGTTATAGAAAATGCAATATTAGCAGGTAACGGAGACGGCACAGGATTCGACCAAGTTTTGATTACCTTAGAAGATGGCTTGACCGGAGATTTATCCGCAGACAATGGAGAGTTCCTTATTGGTATAGACGAAAACGGTGTTACGGTTAGAGAATTAGCCGTAACAGGCACTATCCTAACCGATAAGGTAATAGGTTGGAACGGTTCTGCTCTAGCTTGGCAAGCTAATCCAAATACCGATAATCAGCAATTGAGTATAACGAATCTAAACAATGGTTCGGTAAAGTGGGATTTGACAGGGGATAGTGCGAGTACGGCTACTTTAGATTTTGCAGCTGTACTATCTCATTTAGGTATAAACGATATAGGGGATGTAGAAATAGCAGCCCCAAGTAGTAACCACTTTTTAGGTTATTTTGAAGGTTCGTGGATAAACAAACGACCTACCGCAAGCAACGTATCTTTCTCAGATACTAGCACTACTATTTCAGCTAGTGATGTACAGGCTGCTATTGAGGCTTTAGATACTACTTTGGGTAACATAAGCACGGGTATATTGGACGGTGCAGATTTAGAACAGTCTGCTCAAGCTGCTGCTAATAATCAATATAGTGGGGCTTTAATTTCATCCGTTCCTAAAGGGTATGTTATGGTTTACGTAAATGGGCTGCATACTTCTTTGCGAGAAGATAAGACAGGGGCTTGTTACTTCTCAGGCGATAGTGGAGCCACGGCTAGGACTTTTGCTAATATCGCCTCAGGAGATAAGGTGTATTGGCATGGAGGCAATGCAGGTTATAATTTAGAATCAACTGATGTTATAGATTTAGTTTACGAGATATGATAAAGACTAAACAAGTAACAGGTTTGAAGGCTGTAATAGGCGATGAAGGACTTAGCGTAGGAGTGGGGGTAACTGTTCCGGCTACTGAGGGGGTAATAGAGGCTGCTAATGATATTATAGCTTTCTCCTCTTCCGATACTAGGTGGAAAAGAGAAAAGAAGCTTATAGAGGCTCCTTTGGATAAATTGGATAAACTTTCAGGCATTACTTTTAAGTGGGTAGAGGATTCCAAAAACCATCCTAACAAAGGTTCAGGGGTAGGAGTAATTGCACAAGAAGTAGAAGAGGTATTTCCTGAGTTGGTTAATACTAGAATTACAGGAATGAAAGCCGTTAAATATGAAGGATTAATACCTTTATTAATCGAGTGTATTAAGGAGCAGCAAAAACAAATAGAAAAGTTAAAATGCCTTTACCAAGCACAGGACCAATAAGCTTTGGAGATATAGCGACTGAAAAGGAGATAATAGCAGAGAACTTGTCATTATCTGACTTATCAACTTCTAACATAGAGGTTAAATCTTTGAACAAGCCTGATTCTATAGCCCCTCACGCTGTTTCAGAGTTTCGAGACTATAACCATAAAGGGGACTTTACTTTGCTTATTGAGGGGGAATCTTTTACAGTTTTAACCTATACGCATGGTAGCATTAGTTATAATTATTCAGTAGATTGGGGAGATGGAGAAGTAACTACAGGGCATACAGGTAATGCTTCGCACACTTACTCAGCTTCGGGGCAATATGTAGTTACAATAATGGGAACTTTTCCTTTGTTTTATAACCAACTCAATGCAGAAGGGTTGAAGATATTAGAGTTACAGCATTGGGGACAGTACGGAGGTAATACTTTTAGTCAAAGCGGAGCTTTCAGAGGTTGCAACAATATGGAGGTAACTGCTTTAGACAAGCCCAATACTACAGGTGTTACCAATTTTGCAAATATGTTTGATGGGTGTCATTCTATGACTAACCTAGGAGACGCTTCTTGGGATATGTCTAGTGCTACTAACTTCTCTCAGATGTTTTTGAGGTGCTATGTATTTAACCAAGATTTAAACGATTGGGATGTTTCTAACGTACTCAATATGAGTTTAATGTTTTTCTTAGCTTCGGCTTTCAATGGTCAAATTGGGGATTGGAATGTGAGTAGTGTTCAAAGTATGGCATTATTATTCAGAAGTAGTTCGTTCAATCAAGATATTTCAGGATGGAGACCTACAAGTTGTACTAGCTTCTCTACTATGTTCAGAGGTGCGCCTTACAATAAACCGATGGCAGATTGGACGTTTAAAAGTAGCGGAGTTAGTTTTGCAGGCTTTTTTGAGAGTGCTACACAATTTAATCAAGATATAGGAGGATGGGATACTTCGAGCGTAAATAATATGGACGCTATGTTTAGAGGGGCTGGTCAATTTGACCAAGATATTTCGGGATGGGATACTTCGAGCGTAACTAGGATGTTCCAAATGTTCTTGGGTGCTTCTAGCTTTAATCAGTCTATAGGGGTTTGGGATGTCGGAAGTGTTACTGATATGCAATGGATGTTCAGAACTGCGAGTAGTTTCAATCAGCCTTTAGGGGATTGGGATGTTAGTAACGTTGAGAATATGTATAGAATGTTTGAAGGGTGTCAATTTGACCAAGATATTTCGGGATGGGACGTTAGTAAGGTTACTGATTTTAATTTGTTTATGACTAATGGTCATTTCTCTACAGCTAATTACAATGCTTTGCTTATAGCATGGTCAGCACTCACTTTGGTAGAAGGGGTGTTTGCTCAATTCCATCAAGTAACTTATACAGGAGGAGGAGCAGCAGCGACAGCACGAGCAAATATTATTAGTAACTTTGGTTGGGAATTCAGCGATGGAGGAATCGCATAAAAATAAAGGAAATGAATATAAAAAATAAAGAGTTAGGGGCATTAGCCGTTATGTACAGCAAGGTTGATACTTCTGTATTAGGAGTAGAGCATTTGAAGCAATGTGTACAATTTCAAAAAGTATTAACTTCTAGGTTAACTGAGTTGAAAGATTATCAATTCGAGTTATTTAAAGGGTACAAGGTAAAACCATCTCAAGGGGGTGTTTACAATTGGTCCACCCATAAAAAAAGTTCTGAAATAGACGAAAAAGTTTTTAATTTATTAGAAACTAATGTTATTTTAACTCCTGTTAATTTTATACCCGAGGATAAGTTTTACGAAGCTTTTAAAGGTTTACCTATTGCCGAATTAACGGTTTTAGCAAAATATTTAGTACAGTAGCTTTTTTACGTCCAAAAAGTTTTGTAATATTGATAACTGAAAAACACTTCATACTATGCAAGCAGTAGGTACAGCCCGAACAGAAATTTCGATACAAGATTTATCCGCTTTAATTGCAGCAGGTTTGAAAGGCATTATTGCCGTTCCTGCTATAACTGAATGGGGCGAATTGCACACTCCTAAAACAGTAAGTGTTTGGAGTGAGTACGTTAAACACTTTGGAGGTTACCTTGATGATGTAGATGACCCTCTTTTGCTTAAAAGAGCATTGGATGCAGGGGCTACTTTGAAGATTAGCCGTATTGCTCATTATACTGATATTACTGATTCTTCTACTTTAGATGGTGTTAAAGCTACAGGTACTGTAGGAACAGACACGGATGGTATAGATTTCGTGGCAGCTAGTATAGGAGCGTGGGGAAACAAAGTAACTGTAGCTATAGCGGATGCAGCTAATGGAGTAACGAACGAAGTAGATTACACGATAAGCATTTCAAGTAATCCAAATTTAACTCAGATTATTACCAACGTAGCTATTGCACCTAACGCTGAGCAGATAGCTAAGTTCAACAACTCTTCAAGAATTGTGAAGATTGCAGCCGTTAATGGCACTCCCGTAACAGGCTCTGTAACTTTAACGAGTGGGGAGCAGGATAGAACAGCCATTGTCGCTACTGATTGGTTAGGAGACGCGAGTACCGGAACAGGATTTAGAGCCTTTGATGAGGATGTGGATTGCACTAAAATTGCGATACCTTCTCAGGCTAACCCTGCTATTGACACGGCTCTTATTGCTTACGTTGATGACAGAGAAGATATGATTGCTTTATTAAGAACTCCTGTAGGGCTTGATGGAGCAACTGCTGTGGATTATAGAGAAGGTTCAGGGGCTTATTCTCATGCTGCTCATAACTCATGGAGAGCGATTATGACTACAGGAGGTTTAAAGATAACTGACCCTATTTCAGGAGCAGTAAAAATTATTCCTGAATTGCCTGACGTAATGGGGGCAATGAGTAAAAGAGACAATAACCAAAGAGAGTGGTTTGCAGCAGCAGGCCCTAAAAGAGGTTTGATTAAAAACGCTTTAGGGGTTGTAGTTAACTTCGGTTCTTCTGCTAAGAAGTCTGCAGCTAATAAATTGGATGTTTACGGGATAAATCCTGTAATTAATCATAGCAGCTTTGGTTTAGTATTTTGGGGTAACAGCACCTTAACCAAGGCTCCAAGTTTATTGAAGCACGCTAACGTAGCGGAGTTGATGATTTTCTTATTTAGAAGTCTTAAACCTCTTACTGAATTTGAGACTTTTGACCCTAACGATATTGAGACTTGGAAACAAATCCACAGAAGGGTAACTCCTTTAATGGATTTCGTTAAAGATAACCGAGGTATATGGGACTACCGTTACCAAGGAGATCAAGATGTAGATGACGTTTCTCAGGTGGCTGTAAACGACCCTGATAATATTGACTTAGGTTTGTACGAGTTCCAATTAATCGTTAAGCCTAAAGTAGGTATGAAGTATATTGGAGTGAAGGTTGGTATTACCAACTCAGGTACTGATTTTTCAATTTTTGACCCTGAAAATTAACAACAATGGCTAAACAAGCATATACAAGAAAATCGTTCCAATACCGTGTAGAGATAGATGGTATTGATGAATTTGAGATACAGAAAGTGAGTATTCCTAGTGTGGAGATTGACGTAGTAGAGCATGGCGATACTAATCGTGCAATCAAGACAGCAGGTATGGTTAAAACAGGTGATTTGGTTTTAGAGAAAATCAGACCTATTGGTAACGATTCTTGGGCGTACAACGAATTAGCTTTGGCTCAAAACGTGCTTACAGGGGGTGGTACAATTCCCGTGCAGTTTAAGAAGCCTATAGTTATCAAAGAAATGGATTCAACAGGTTTTGCTACTTTGAACAGGTGGCTATGTACCGGATGTTGGGTAAAGAAAATAGAGAGTAGCGATTTGGACAGAATGAGTTCTGATGCCATTATTGAAACAGTTACTTTCAGCGTGGACGAGTGTGTTCGTGCGTAAGGTTCATCCTTTTCCTTAATCCTCAGCAAGAGCCTCGAATTTATTCGGGGCTTTTGTGTTTAAAAGTGTTCAAGAAATCGTTAGATTTGTAACAACTCAAAAATTAGTAATATGAACAGTACACACAAGTTTATTTTACCGTCAGGAGTAGAGGCTGAGGTAAAGGAATTAGGAGGTAAGCACCAAAGGATGCTTACAGAACAAAAACAAAAAACGTTTAATGAGAAGTTGGATGACGTTCTCAAGGACATACTTATTCGAGTAGGTTCGGTTAAGGGTAAGGACATTGATGATAATTTCATCTTGAGTTTACTTTCAGCCGATAAGAAAAAGTGTTTGGTAGAAGCTAGACAATTCTCTATGGATTGGGAAGATGCTTTTGATTTCACTTGGGAGTATGAGAATCTTAAAGGAGCCAATGTAAAGCATGAATTGTCTTGCGATTTAAAGGAGGCTTTTGATGTTAAACCTTACCAAACTTTAGAGCAGGCTAAGGACGGCTCTATCTCATTCAAAGAGGCTAAGTATTCGGAGTATGCGGATATTGTGAAAAGGTTCGAGTTTACCTTACCTAAAAGCAAAAAACAGCTTAGAGTAACCTTATTGGACGGCAAAGGGGAACTTAAAGGGGCAACAACCAAAAAAGCAGATCGGAGTTCTCACACGGCTCTATTGATGCGTAACCCTAGTTTTATGGAAAAGAAAACTAAGGATATTGTTCCAATGCAGTTAACGGCAGGCGATTTGGATGACATGAATTTAAAAGATTTGGGTTTTATCCGTAAAATCATAAAGGAGTTAGAAGGTAGAGTGGATACTGAGTTGATGTTTGAACATCCTGAGGCTAAATTTTTACCTCAGAAAGAGAAAAATCAAGTGGTTGACCTCTTGGGGGAGATGGCTTTTTTCTTCCCTTCGGAGGCGATATAGACGAACAATACTTTTACCTTTCGTATGGAGGATTAACAATGCAGTTATTCGAGTACGAAAGGTTGAGTTTTCGGAGGCAGCATACTTATTTGCATAAGATGCGAACCCAAAAGGAGAGGGAGGATGCAGAGATGCAGAAAGCAAAAGGTAAATTTAAAAAGTAAGAAATGCAGTTTGGTACATTTTCAGGAGGCGGTTTAGGTTTCGGGGTATCTTTTACCCTTAGAGATCAGTTTACCCGTGTTGAGAAAAAGATACAAGGCAGCATGGCTAGGTTAGAAGCAGGCACAGAGCGCATGGCTTCTAAAGTGAACGCAGCTATGGCAGGTATCCAAGGGGGTATTGTCATGATGGGTTCAGGGATAGCTTTACTTGCTCCCATCTTCAAAGGTTTAAATGTAGCGGAGCAATTCGAGAACTACGAACTACAGCTTTCTACTCTCCTCAAGTCAGGAGATAAAGCTAGAAAATTACTAGCTGATATTAAAAAAGATGCTTTAGATAATCCTGTATTTGAGACTGATTCTTTGATGAAGGCCAATTCTGCTTTAATTGCTACAGGTAAAGTGGACCCTATAGGCTCTCGAGAAATAGTAAATGATTTGTCTAACATCATTGCAGGTGCAGGGGGAGGAGATGACGAACTGAGACGAATGGCTATAAACCTTCAACAAATAGGAAACGCAGGTAAAGCGAGTGCCATAGATTTAAGACAGTTTGCCTTAGCAGGTATTCCTATCTACAACTTGATAGCGGAATCTATGGGTAAAACTACTGAGGAGGTTCGGGACATGGATATTAGTTTAGAGATGTTAGCCAAGGCTTTCAAGGCAGCAGGAGCAGAAGGGGGAATGTTTGAAGGTGCTTTGGAGAACGCTGCCAAAGGTTACAAAGGACTTAAAGCAAGATTAGGAGAAAACATAGATTTTACCTTGATGAAAATGGCTGAGAAGTTTGAGCCTATTTACAAGAAAATGTTGTCGATGGCAAGTGACCTTTTAGAAGGTTTACAGGAGTTTATGGACACTCCAATTGGTAAATTTATAACTCAGATAGCAGGTTTAGGATTGGCTTTGGCTGCTTTGACTTTAATAGCGGTGGGGGTAGTCATGGTAATTACTGCTTTAGCAGGTCCTATGGCAGCAGCGTTCACAGCCGTAATGCCTGTAATTGCAGGTATAGCTTTATTAGCTGCTAAGGCTTATATTTTGTATCGCTTACTTAACTCTACCAATGATGCTTTAATGCTGTTAGGAGTTACTATAGCTATTTTCATGGGACCTATTGGATGGCTCATTGCAGGTATAGTTTTAATTGTACGAGCGTGGAAGAGTTTTGAAAGTTTGATGAATGGGGAATCTAAACCACTTTCAGGTATAGCGGGGGTGCTTCAAAAGATTGGAGGTATAATGTGGGCGGTTGGCGAGATATGGTCATCTGCTACAGAGGATGGGTTTGCTATGAGTGGTAAGTTACATGATGCGTTACAGGAGATAGGCATATTAGATTTGGTTATTTCTATAGGGACGTACATAGTCAGGTTAAAGAATTTCCTTCGAGGAATGAAAGAGGGGTTTATGATTGCTTTCGACGTGGCTAAGGATGCTATTAAGTCAGTTCTTGCTCCTTTTGAGCAAATGATAACGAACGGGGAAGGTTGGTCAGATTGGTTGGACAGGAATACTTCGGATATGGACTATTGGAAAGAAGCAGGTAAAAAAGCTGCTTACGCTATGGCTATAGGTTTAGGAGTGGTGGTAGCAGTTTTATTAGCTATAGCTGTTGCTACTATCATTGCGTTTCTCCCACAGATAATAATGATAGGATTAATTGTGGCTGCTGTTTATATGCTTATCAAGTATTGGGACGAGGTTAAATTAGCGATGATCGGAATAGGTATAATTGCAGTTACTGCTTTTTCTCCTGTTGTTCAATTAATAGGCGTAATGCTTAAAGGATTGTTAGCGATGTACGATGCTGCCGTAGCTTTAGGTTACTTAGATAAGATTGATTTAATGGAAAACAATCGAACTAATATAGAGGGGATGGCAGACGGAACCTTGATGCAAAAAGTGCAGCAAGATTTAATGGTTAAATACGAAGAGCAAAAAAATAAAATAGAGTTAGAGAAGAGCCAAGAGCCACGAGAATTTAATATGCAGAAACACTTTGCCCAAATGAATGCTCCTGATTATTTGAAAAATTTAAAAGTAGGGACTTCTTACCCTATTGAGGCTAACACTATGGAGAAAGAGCCTCTTTTAGGTAAAGAGAATAATAACCTATCTCTTGATTCAGGGTTTGATTTCAATGCAGCTTCTCAAAAAGAGGCAGAACAAAAAGCTGCTCAGGTCAATGTTCAAAACTCAGAGCCTACGATAATAGACAAATCTACTCAGAAACTTGAGCAGATTAATGTTACTGTAAATATGGATGGAGATGAGGTAGCTAATAAGGTAATAGAAAAACAGGAGTTGGATTCAGCTAGAAGCAATTAAGATGGGACTAATAGACAGCACTAAGCAATTTTTTAATCAGTTAAAGCTAAATCATTCTATTCAAGGGAGCGGTAATGTATCCACTACGACTGATAACCAATTGTACTTTATTAGGAAAAAGAGAAATGCAGGAGCAGGCCCACAAAGGGAGGGTTCTTATTTGAACATCCAATGGGTTCCTGAGAATGTAAACGTTTCGAGGAATACTGATAACCAAGCGGTAAAAGTAGTGGGGAGGAACAACCCTTTTTATCATTATACGAGTGGGGAGACTTTGCTTTCGATGACCTTAGATTTTTACTCGGCTGCTGAGGATTCTCCTGAGGTTATTAGAAAATGTAGATGGTTGGAATCTTTGAGCATGAATAACGGTTCTGAGGAGCCTCCTGAAAATGTTATTTTGATATGGGGAGAGTTGTTCAAAGATGAGGTTTGGATTGTTAAGAATGTGAATTACCAATTAGGTAACTTCAATAAAGAGTTTGGGTTTTTACCTCAGCAAGCTTACGTGGATATAACTTTAGCTTTGGACCCTGATGAAAATACTAAAGTTTCAGATTTAATATAATGGCTATAGATATTCCAAGTAATAATTTGTACACTACAGGCTCGATAATTGAGTTCGAGGAGGGAGACATGGCTTTGGTCAGAGATAAGCTTGTAATCGAGCCGAATGAGCAGGATTCTTACCATTTAGTAAGAGAGGGAGAGCGTATAGATCAAATAGCTTACAAAAACTACTCTAAGTACGTCATTGATTCTACAAAGTATTGGTGGATTATAGCAGATGCCAACGGTATCCATAATCCTTTAGATTTAACTGAGTGGGTAGGTACAGAATTATTGATACCTCACTTTCCTAGGATTAAGATAGAGTTATGAGTAATAAAGCCCCTTACATACAGGTCGTTTTGAAGGATACTCGAACCGACCTTTCTCAGTATATTGACTACTTCAAGTTCGAGCAGGACATGGATAAAGATAACTTGCTTGAGTTTAAAATGGCTCATAAGGATAATAAGGAAATGATTGACTTGATAGATACTGCTGACTTAAATACGGGTAAGTATTTAAAGTTTCATTTCGGTTATTTGGGAGATCAGGTTTCAGAAAATAAGGTGGCACGGATTAGCAACTTTAAACCCAAGTATGCTAAGTTGGTAAACGCCATAGTACAAGCTTTAGATAAAGGAGCGGAATTAAAAAAGAACAAGCCTAAAACTATATGGGAGGATAAAACCTCAAGTCAGATAGCTATTGAAATTGCTAGGGCTTACAGCATGACTTTCGAGGTTGACCCTACGACTAAAATTTGGGATTCTTTACCTCAAGGGGACAAGAGCGATTTTGAGTTTTTACAAGAAATGGCAGATAAGGAACCGGATAATTATGTTTTCTACATTCAAGGGGACAAATTATTATTCAAGAAAATAGGTTTAGAGAAAATAGCTAAATTTCTTTACAGCTACGGAGACCCTGATTTGATTCACTTTTTACCTTCCATTGAGGAGACTAAAGATAAAGACGGGGAAGCTTCTCAGGTAACTGCTAAGGGGTATGACCCAAGGAAAAAATCTTCGGTAAGTGCTACTTCTAAAAACAGTCAAACTAAACTTGGGGCCAACAGCTACCATTACGACTACGATGTAAACGGAAATGAGAAAAAGGTAATGGATAAACCTGTTTTCATTCCTACAGATGATAAAGAAGAACTTCAAAACACAGCCGATTCTAAGCAGAAAAAAGCTAACCTGAATGTGATAACAGCGGAATTAAAAGTACAAGGTAACCCCCTATTGGAGGTAGGCGAATTAGTTACTATCAAAAAGGTTTCAAAAAAGTTTGAGGGGAATTGGCTAATTTCACGGGTAACTCAAGTCATCTTAGGAGGCTCTACTTATACTACGATTTGTAAGCTTAAAAAGAATGGGGCTAATAAACCTCTATCCAAAGGGAACGAGGAAGGGCGAGCGAACAAAACAGTAGGAAGGACTAATCCTGAGGCCACTAAAAAAATATACAACTACGATGTAGATGGTAACGCAAAATGATAGCAGAATTTAAAAAAATATTGGCTCAATTTGGTCTCGAATACTTTAACAAGTATTACGGGATTTACCATGGTACAGTTGCGGATGTAGAGGACGAGGAATTCCTTGGACGTATAAAAGTAAAAGTCCCTTTCATTTATGGGGAGGACAAAGTACCTAACAAATGGGCATGGCCAAAAGGCAATTTAGCAGGTAAGCAGATAGGCTTTTTCGCAGTCCCTAACGTAGGCGATGCTGTTTGGGTATCCTTTGTAGGGGGAGACCCAAGATTCCCCGTGTGGGAGCATGGATGGTGGGCTACTGATGAGGTTCCCGAGGAGGCTAAAGATGAGGATAGGACTAGTCCAAGTAAAATGATTTGGAAATCTACGTCAGGGCATACTATAGAGTTAGATGATTTAGAGGAGAAAGAGTTAATTCGCATCAAAGACAAATGGGGGAATGAGGTACTACTCAATGAGGAGGGTATGCAATTATCTACTCACGAAGAGGCTACGGTAAACGTGGTTAAGATGGATGAGTTCGGTATTAAGATTACTTCCAATGAGGATGAGCAGACTATTTTTATAGATACGGAAAACGGGCTTATTCACGTTGAGGATGTTAATGGAAATATAGTAGAATTAAATTCTACAGGGGCTAGTATTGTGAGCGGCGCAATCAGCTTCGGCACTTTAGATGGGAGTGCAGAACCTGCAATATTAGGAGATACGGCTTGTGAGTGGTTGACAGATTTATGCACGGCTTTGGAAAATGTGAAGGTTACAACCGCAGCAGGGCCTATGCCATTCCTTAATTTGCCTGAGTTTATAGCACTAAAAGCTAAAATAGATACTCTAAAGTCTGAAATTGTTACGTTGGATTAGTTAAATTTGTAGTATGCCAGTACCTGTAGGACAAGGATTAGATAAAGCAAGTTTAAAATCAGCTATTGAGGCTGCTCTAGCTGCTGTAGAGGCGAGTACCACTAAAGATAGTGACCCTGCTACGGTAAGGAGCGATTTAGCGCAAGATTTAGCGGATGCTTTTGAGACGTTTGTTAAAACGGCTAAGGTAGAAACCAACGTAACCACAGACACTACAGGCACGGTTGCAGTAGGAATACCCGTAGCTACGGCAGGTAGTCCTGCAGCACAAACAGGAGCGACTACAGCGCCCGGGTCTTCCACGGGAACGGGTGCAGGAGATGGATTAGGTAGATTAGTTTAAAACAATGAGTAAGAAATACGCATATTTAGGTTCAGCTATAGCTTACCCTCCTCGGTTAGAGAATGGGAGGTTAGCGATTGTGAGCGGTCTCGATGTTATAAAAGCTTCCTTGCTTCAAATATTTACCACCCCAAAAGGGACTAGGTTTATGTTAGGAGAATATGGCTCAGATATGGAAGAGGGCTTATTTGAACTAGGAGATGGTATCCTTCAAGGTTTACTCAGGCACTACATAAAAGATGCGTTCGTGTGGGAGAAGAGAGCGAAATTTAAAAACGTTACTTTTGAATCTTCGGACGAGGGAGTTATTTTATGCAACGTAGAATATGAGATATTAGCCGTTAATGAGGTTGATAGTTTTGTATTCCCGTATTATACAAAATTGGTACACTAATGGGATTAATTTCTTCAAACAGTTGGTTAAAGTATTTCGATAGAAGTTACCAACAAATCAAAGCTCAAGTATTAACCACAATGCAGATTAGGGTGCCTGAAATTACGGACCATTCTGAATCGAATTTGTTTGTTAAAATGGTATCCATTTGGGCAGGTATTTCTGAGATGTTAGGGTACTACATAGACAACCAAGGTAGGGAAGCTTTCATAGGCACTTGCAGGTTGTACAAAAGTGCTGTTCAAATAGCTGCTTCTAGGGATTACAGAATAAGGGCTTATAATCCTGCTTCTGTTACGCTAACTTTTTCAATAGAGGAGGCAGCAGGCGCACAGGTTACAATACCTACAGGTACAGTAATTTCAGACGCAGATGATGAGATTAAATTTTCAACTACTGAGGATGCAGTTATAGCAGTAGGTCAAACTACTGTTTCAATTTCAGCTACCCAAACCGAAACGATTACTGATTTAGTTTTAGGTAACTCCTCAGGAGAGGAGGATGAGGTTACGGTTATAGATGATAAAGTAGCAGACGGTTCTGTTTTACTTAAAGTGAGTAACGTAGCTTGGGAGAATCAAGATACTTTAGCTTGGTCGGGTTCCTTGGATACCCACTATAAGACTACCGTAAATGACAAAAAAGAGATTGTTGTTATAACAGGTAACGGGGCTAACGGCAAAATACCTTCCGTAGGAGCCGAACTAAAGGTAAACTATAAAAGAACACAAGGGGAGGTAGGAAACGTGGAAGCAGGTACGTTAAATACAATAGTGAGCGATTTAACGCTCCCTGAGGGTGTGGAGGTTTCGGTTACTAACTTGTTAAAAGCTAGTGGAGGATTAGGAGTGGAGGATTTAGCTACTTTAAAAAAGAAAATACCTTTGGCTATTAGGACTCAATATCGAGCGGTAACCGACCAAGACTTTATTGATTTAGCTGAATTAGCTACAGGGGTTTCCAAAGCAGGTATGGAATACTTGGGAGGCAAAAACGTTATTATTTACGTGGTTCCAGAAGGGGGAGGCGTGGCAAGTCAAAGTTTACTAGATTCAGTTTCTACTTATTTCGATACCCGTAAAATAATCACTACAAGTGTTGAAATTTATGCAGCAGGGGAAGTCCATGTCGTGCATACTATTGAGATTAGAGTAAAAGCAGGCCATAATAGAGCTGTAACTATAGCTGCAGCTAGGGCTAACTTGATTGAGTTTATGAGTTACGACAATCAAAAGATACGAGGGAGAGTAGAGATTTCTGATATTTATGAAGTTATCGAAACTACTGAGGGGGTAGAGAGTAGTAAAATTGTTCGTATAACTCCTGTTCCTTACGCTCGTCCTTTAAACGTTAGCAGTCCTCAATTGAATTGGGTACGTACTGTTAACCCTGCTTCTAATGATACTATCAGATGGAAGTTAGTAATGATAGCTTCGGATACTTTTGAATTATTCAGAGCCAATGTATTTTTGGGTCAATTCTCAGTAGGTAGCGCAGTAGTTACAAACGAACTTAATTTTACCGTGAGCAGTAATAGCTACTCAGTAAATGATACTTGGGAGTTTGTTACTTACAAATATTCAGGTACTGTTCAATTGGATGAACCTAGTATTCCCGTAAGTAATGCTTCGGATATTGTATTAATAGGACAGGGGGGCTTAGAGTAATGAAAATAATTGATATTATATTTGATTTTTTCACGGCTGAGGACAAACGTAATGACCCTTACAAGGATGAGAATAATAAAGGCATCATTGAGAGGTTCAACGAAGTCATAGCTGAGGATATAGATGACAATATTATATCCTTGGTGAACAATCTTATTCCTAACATCCACAATCCAAAAGAATGTTTCAATAGGTATGTTCCTTTATTGGAGCAGATGATGGGTTTCGATTATGACAAAAACTTGATTTACTTTTACAAAAGTTTAGAATGGAGAAGGAGACTTTTACAAGGGGCGTTGAACAGGTACGCTATCAAGGGTACTAAACGAGGGTATTCTGTTTTATTTTCTATGCTAGGTATGGAGACTAACATTATAGAATACTACCAAAGTACCACTTTCGATACAGGCACTTTTGACAATCCTACTAAAGTATTTGATAATTCAAGTACGAACAAAACAGGCTACGGGGTTTACTTGACGGGGGGTATAAATTTCACGGATGAAGTAGAAGCTGCGGTAATAAATATTATAGAGTTCAACGAGCCGATAAATGCTGAATTGATAGAGGTTACTTATAACGAGCAGCCTGTAAATCTAACAGGAGATTTTAATTCTGATTTTAGCAATGACTTCTTTAACTTTGAATAACAGTATAGAAAAATAAGCTATGGCACAAATTAAAGGTTTTAACTACAAAGGAGACGATTCTACTTTTGAGATCAACAGAAGGTTAATTGGAATATTAGGAGCAGGCAGATACCGAGGTTTTGAGGCAGATACTTTTCAAAATGATATGATTTTAAGGTTAGTCCATACTACAGGCCACCTTCATATTGAGAAGAATTTAACTTCCCAAAATTGCGGTTTATTACTTACCAAGCAAGGCACAGCTATTAGAGAAACTGAGGCTTTGAATTTAACCATTGACCCTAATACCCACTCTTCTAGTTTTAGAATTGATTTGGTAGTTTGTGAACACAATTACGTAGAAGTAGATGGAGGGTCCACGGCTTTGTATAAAATAATTAAAGGCTCTTACGCTAGTGTATCTACAGGGACTACAAGCCAAGTAGGTACAGCTAATGAAGGGGGAGCAGTTGGAGGCGGTTTCTCAGGAGGAGGTCCCGTAACTTCTAACGAACCGGAAGAGCCTTCTTTGGATGCTCCGAATAAACAAATAATTGTAGGTAGGCTTTACGTACCTGCTCAAACTACTTTATTAACTAAAGGAGGGGTAAAGTACTTTCCTGCTGAGATACCTCAATTAGGGGATTCAAGAATAGTGTTCGATAAAATAGAGAGCGTTCAAGATGATTTAGAAAAACTACTATCGGATTACTCTTTTTTCAGTTTGAATGATGTGATATTCAATAACGTATCCGATGGTAAAATTATGTACTACGATGCTGTTAGTCGAAAATTTCAATTTCGAGGTTTAGCAACTTGGATACAGGATACCAAGTTAAAATTCGATGGGGGTAAATCGAGGTTAGAGGGTAACTCAAGAACGATTACAGCTCAGAAAAATTTAACCTTTGAGCAGGATGGTTCAGGAGGCGGTAATCTTACCGTGTTCGATATAGGTAGTACAGCCAATGTATTATTCTTTGATTATGATATGGCTACTATTTCTCATCAGTACGACGAGCCTGTAGATACTATGGATTACACAGCTGCCCCTATAGAGGTGGGTTCAGAACTTAAAGTGTGTTTTCTACCTAACAGTAGTAAATTTGGATTTCGCATAGAAGCTACCCAAGCTTATGCAGGTAAGAAAATATTCAAGTCAGGAGTAGCAGCCGATGATATTTGGACTCCTTACAACGGGGTTACTTTCTCATTACTTAAACGTCCCGATGGTTGGGAAATAATTGCTCCGCATAGTTCGGGAGTAGTAGCTAGTTCAGTTACTCAAAACGCAGGCGGTAATACTAATACTACAGAGCCTCAGTTTACGTCTGAATAATTTTGCACTTCTATAAAATTATTTATCTTTGTTTGCATGAAGAAACAAATAGAATTAATAGGTTTAGTAAGAGGGTGTAAAGTAAACGGGACGTTAATAGAACCTTCTAAAGATTACAAATATTCAGATAAGTACAATTGGGGGTACTCAGGGGACGAATCTAAGCAGTTAGCATACGATATATTCAAAGCTTCGGGACTCGAGCCTACAGAGGCTTCCTTACAGTTATTCTCAGTCTATGGAATTGCTCAGATAGTTGAGAACAATGCTTACTTTCAAGTCGATTTATCCAAGTACCAATATGCAGAAGGTTTTATGGAGGCTATCAAATTCATAGAGATACCTGAACATACGGCTACTTTCTTGAGAAAGTTCGAGACTAAAGATACGGTAGTGATTAGCGAGACGTTCCCCCAGTATACAAAACTCATGGCCAAGGTAGGTAGTTTAGCTATCATAGCAGGTTTATTAGAATGCTTCCCCGAGGAGGGCAAAAATGTTTATACCCTCACTAAAAGAGGTAAGAAGAGTTTGAAAAACTTACCTAAACCTATTGACAGTAGGCTACCTGAGATGAGACAAGTAAATTAAAATTTTGGAGTTCTACAAAATTTTATTATCTTTGTGGAGTATTAAAAACCACATACGATGAAAAAAGATTTTATGACTACCGATTTATTCTTTGCTTACTTAGAGAAACACGGTCTATTCAGAATTAAACTAGAAGTAACCGAACTTGGCGCCATGGCTTTATTAAATAGAGAGCCTGATGTAAGCAATTTCACTCAAGTAAAAGAAATAGACAAAGACTTATGGGAAGCTAGATTATCCAAAGATGATTACCTTAACGGGGAAATTACTCAAGATTTCTTTTTACGCTCTGCAGCTATCCATACTGTAAAAAATTGCAAAGATGCAAGTAAGTTGCAGGATATGGTACTAGAGATTTTAAGTAATGCTCCTATAGCTATAGATAGAGCCTCTCATACCCTTTACGAACTTTTAACATCCAAAGTATGAAAACTTGCAAAAAAGTATGTAGTGAGTGCCCTTTCCTGAATAACTCCCTCAGGGGTTGGTTAGGTCCCCACTTACCCGATGAGATTTTAAATGCCATGCAGTTTGAAACTCCTTTCAGCTGCCATAAACAACGTACCGATAGTACAAATTATGCTGATTTAAAAATGGGTACAATTGATGTATGCAGAGGATTTCTCATAAGTGCGAAAAAAAGTTCTAAGATGTTTGGGCAATCTCCCCAAGGTAAAGCCTTGAGAAGATTGCAAGATTCGGTACAAGACCAAGAAAACATCCTATCAAGGATTGAGTTCAAAGCTTACCACGACATTGCTCAAGTGAATCAAATTTACATAAGAAATATTATAGAGGCTCCGCACAAATACAATGGCAGGTATTATGGCTACGATTCTAAAGCAGATGTTTGGATAGCCTGCGATAATAGGAGTGCCAATGCTAATGTAGAAGAGTTTTCTACTGAGTATGAGTGTTTAGAATGGTTGTCGGAATGAGTGAGACAGAAAAGAGCGCATTAATGGAAATGTACCTCAAGGAACATGGCTATTGGGTAGATTTCCTTGATTGGGCAGAGACACACGAAAATAAAACAGTTCACGAAATAGGTTCAGACGAAGAGTTATGACTAAAAGATTTAAAGAGTACGATAATTTTGTAACCGAGGAATTGCTGGTAGGCTTCCACGATGAGATTATCAATCGAGAGATGATGCAGGATATTCAGCATTATTTGAGAAGGTACTTCGAGCAGTACAAAATGGTAGAGTTAGAACATTTAGATTTTAAATTGTACCCTACTGAGCGAGGTTCTGTAGAAGTTATAGCAGGCAATATTTATACGTTAGCTTGCATTGTAGGGGCTGAGAAATACATGAGCGGTCCAAAGTTTAATGAATACAATTCTTTTACCTTATCGGAAGTAGAGTACAGAGTTACCCAAAGCGATCAAGGACACGTAGAGAATTGGATAATACCTCCTGTTGAGGGGCGCAAAATAGAAATCAAGATACCATGAGAGATATATTTATTCCTGAGGAATTAAAAGAGGCATTTTTAACGTACAAGGAGAGTGTTCCTGTAGTTGCTAATGGGAAATTAGTAGGTAGAGCAGAAGTGAAGCGAGAGGGTGTTAAATTAAAAGCTGAGGTTACTTTCTACGCTGAGTGGATTGGCAGTAAGAAAACTGAAACTTTAAAAGAATCAGGCTTCCAACTAGTACCGGAAGGTTTAGGAACAGCCTCCGAAAAAGGGTTCAGGGATTTTACTATCACTAAACTGAGAGTAAACCCGTGAAAATTGTAGTTGACAATACTACTGATTTGCCTGACAGGGAAGCTTTGAAAATGGTAGCTAAAATTATACTCAAAGGAGATATAGGAGGACAGTACCTTCCAATGGATAGACACAAAACGGCTAAGGGAGTTTGGTACACGGTTACGAGCGTGGTTACTTCCAAAGGCTATCAATTTAGAATTAGAACATCATTATTACAGAACGTATGAAAGCAATAAATTTTAAGCAGGCTAATGTAGATGTAGCCAAAACTCAAAACGAATATAACACTCTCCCGAGTTGGGTAGGAGAAACGGAATACAATGGCGAAAATGTTATGACTAATGTTTGCTGTTTCGAGTTAGAAGATTGGGAAGTGGAGAGCGTGGTAAGAAATAGGAGGCTGTGGGTGCAGCATCTAACGTTTGGGAGACGTTTAACGCCTTTCCTTATACTACCTATCAAAAACGCCTTTAACGATGCAGAGGACAATTCTGAGGCTGTTGTGGAAATCAAGATGGGATTTTGGAGGAGATTGACTTTCTTACTCACGGGTAAAACTCCTCCAATGACGATCAAAGTTTCGGAGGGTCAAGTAACTTTAATTGAAAAATAAGATGACAGTAAAGGAAGCTAAGGAACTAAAAAGAGGGGATACGATTGAATTTCGCTCCCCCACTAGAGATAGTAATAGAAAAGTTAAACGTAAAATAACAACTGAGTTCACACCTCATATATGGAAAGGAGGGGCGGTGGGAGTTTCCTACAATGGTTGGCAAGATTTTTGGGTTAAGGTATCAGAAATAATTAAAAAAATAGATTAAGATGGCAAAGGAAAAATTTACTGATAGGTTACTAGAGGGTAACATTAATATCAAGATGGATGATGAAAAAGGGTATTGGAGAGCAGACAAATCCGAAGTGGTTGCTGCTATTATACAAACCTGTACCCAATACTTGAATAGGGGAGATACCCTTACTCTACGTCAGTTGTATTATCAATTAGTATCCAAGGATATTATACCCAACCACGATAAGGTTTATAAGAAGATAGGTTCTATCAAAGATGATCTTGTTTATTCAGGTCGTATTGATTGGGAAACTTTTGAAGATAGAGGGAGGCAACCCATTACTGCTTACTATGAGAATAGTGTTAAGGGGGCGTTGCAGAGAACGATTGATTATTACAGATTGGATAGACAAAAGAACCAACCTGTTCACATTGAAGTTTGGACTGAGAAGGATGCAATTTCAGGCATCTTGAGAAAGATTACCAATCCTTATTCAGTAAGCCTGATTGTGAACAAAGGCTACAGTTCTTCAACTGCGATGTACGATGCTTACAACCGATTTATTGATAACATCAATAATGGAGTTCCTGTTTGTGTACTGTACTTTGGAGATCATGACCCAAGCGGTTTAGATATGATTCGGGATATTAGAGAGCGGTTAGAATTTATGATTTGCAAAGGGGACCAATTGTACGATCAAGATGTTCAAGAGTGGTGGGAGGTGCAAAACTTCTATGGTGCTAATGAGTGCTCAGATATTATGGGTATCGACAACATTAATGATATTGAAGATACTGATAAGTGGTGCGAAGTATTTGAAGAAGCGAAACGTAGGCTATGGCTCAAGGATAAAGAGATGATTGAGATTAAGCATATCGGTTTAACCAAAGAACAAATTGATTTATACAACCCACCGCCAAACCCTGCTAAGATTAAAGACCCAAGAGCGAAATGGTATATTGAGCAGCATGGTCCTGTAAGTTGGGAGGTGGATGCTCTTACTCCTGATGTGATGAGGGAGATTGTTAAAGATGAGATTTTACAAAAAATGGATTCTACTATCTACGATGAGATTATGGCAGAAGAGAAGCATGATAAGAAATCAATTATCACAATGATTAATAGTTTAGGATAATGAATTACCCTGCTACGTTAGACACCATTATTACTTTTGGAACTCACAAAGGAAAAACAATAGAGTACCTTTGTGATGAGCATCCTGATTACATAGATTGGTGCATGGAGAACATTAAAGAATTTGAACTTGACAATGAGGCGTATGCTTATTGGGAGGCTGAGTTTGAACAATTTGAAAACGATAAATAACTATAAACAATGATTAAAGTAGAAGATGTAAAACCTTTAGCGGATAGAATATTAGTTAAACCTGATTCAGCAGAAGAGATGACCCAAGGGGGTATTATCATTCCTGATACTGCAAAAGAGAAACCTGTAAGAGGTACTGTAATGCAGATAGGGGTTAAAATGGAGGCTCTCACGAAGGGAGCCAAGGTTCTTTATGGGAAATACTCAGGAACGGAATTAGAGTTAGAATCAGAGCAGTATTTGATTATGAGAGAATCGGATGTGTTTGCAATACTTACAGACTGATGGCTAATCATTGCTACGATTCAGAGGGGAATGTTTACACTACTCCCCAAGTCGATAGGCGTGTCCATGCTGCTAAGTTTGAAAAGTTGGAGCAGATGAGAGACGATTACGGTTACGTTTTTTGCGAAGAACCGGAATGTGGTAAAAATGCAAGTGCAGGAGAGCCTATTGATTGCTCTCACGATGAGAGTGTTTATAAATCCAAGCAGGAGCGTAGAGTTGAACTTGCTTGGGATGTTAATAATATCACTATGCGATGCCGAACGTGCCACCGCATACATGATGGAACTTATTTAGGAAATGGAAATTAAGGAAGAAAAAGTATTAGTGCTTACTCTCAAGGATGAAAGTATTGACACCTTCAAGGAAATACTCAAGAGATTGCAGAAAAAGAAAATAGGATTTGGAACAGGTTCTTTGTCAGAAAAGGAACAAAAGCTGTTAGATGACTTAGCCGATAAACTAAAAATAAAAGAGGATGGATAGACAAATACCAACCGAAGATGTTAAGCTAATGGAATCCTTCATTAGCTTAATTCGTTTACAGCCCAATGCTATTTATTTAGCACGTACAGAGTATGAGGGCAAGCCTGTTACTTGTATTTGTTATAGGGAGGGGAGAGAGGTCTCCCCCATTGCTGTACTGAGTACCGGATTAATAGGAGAATTTAAAAACCCGTTCGATGACGATAAGAGACGAGTATAATTCAACGGATAAAAAAGAGCGATGGACAAGTGGTTTATTTATTGGATTGATAAATATGTTGGAGGTTATAGAAAAGGTGTTTCACACGCTTCCAATAATGGAGATAAAACCGCTTGTGGTAGAAAAATAGGAATGGAATGGGATGGGGGATATAACTCTATTGAAGTAAATGAAGTTGAATGTAAAAAATGTAAACGTGCGTTGGCTAATTATGGCTAACTTTTTGAATAACCACAGTAAAAGATATGAAAGAACAAATTTTAAAAATAGCAAAAGACCTTGAGCAAGGCAAAGTAACTAACGAACAGGCACAAACTCTTTTATTGGGTTTATTTAGCGTTAGCGGTCGTAAATTCTTTTCAGTTAAAGGTGGTGGAGATTGGGCTGATGCTTCTGTTGATTATTTTATAAACCTGACTAATAGAACAGGTGAAGAAGTGCATAAAGAATATGAAGAAAGTGGTGGTTATCACGGGAATAGCAAAAAGTGGTTTAGAGAGTGGGCAATAGAGAAAGGATACATGAGAGAGCCAATAGATAACGATCTAGAAACTTACTACTATGGCTTATGACCGCATATTTAAAGCCTATAAAAAAGGGCTGCGGTAAAAAACTACATCCTGAATTTACATTTTTTTACCATAAGCAAAATTCAAACCTTCTGTAAGCCTTACCAATAAAGAGATACAAAAGGTAATAAAAAACAAAGTGGTAAAAAACTACATTTGCAA